GCAACAACAAAATTCATCCACACAACCATCATTTCCAGGAATGCAACAACAACCATCATTTCCAGGAATGCAACCACCATCATTTCCAGGAATGCAACAACAAAATTCATCCACACAACCATCATTTCCAGGAATGCAACAACAACCATCATTTCCAGGAATGCAACCACCATCATTTCCAGGAATGCAACAACAACCATCATTTCCAGGAATGCAACAACAATATCCAGGTCAACAAATATTACCTCATGGAATGATAAGTTACCAAGCTCCAGTAGAAACACCAAAAAGCATTTTAAGATCTCATCTTGAAAAGATTGGAACAGGTAAAAAGAATGTAGGAAGTAAAGCCGCATTACAAAATGTATTACAAACTATTTTGAGAGCATCGTTTGGTGGTAGTATTGCTAAGATTTTTCCAACAGTCGCTAAAAATGAGTTTGTACTTCCCATGAGTGGAAAAATCATTTTCTATTCATATAGAAGTATTCCTCATAGTTTGGATGAAATTTCACAAGTCATTGCTAGTTCTCGGCAGCATAGTGTACATCAAACCGAGAATGGATATTATGTTGGTTATAGTTTTGGTGATACTATGGCTACTCTTACTAGGAAGTACAGTAAAAATGGAGGACAACAAGATGTTACACATTTTATTGAGGCTCTTTTTGAACTTTTTATAGAAGAGCTTGGAATGGGTGGAAAACTTGATAACAGTGTTGTTGCATCTATAACAGCACAAGGACAACAACAAAATCAAATGCAATTACCATTTACTGCTTCAAGTCATCCTTTTCAACAACAAAATCAAATGCAATTACCATTTGCTCCTTCAAATCCTCAACAAAATCAAATGCAATTACCATTTGCTCCTTCAAATCCTCAACAAAATCAAATGCAATCATCAAATCCTCAACAAAATCAAATACCATTTCCATTTACATCATCAAATCCTCAACAAAATCAAATACCATTTCCATTTACATCATCAAATCCTCAACAAAATCAAATGCAATTACCATTTGCTGCTTCAAATCCTCAACAAAATCAAATGCAATCATCAAATCCTCAACAAAATCAAATACCATTTCCATTTACATCATCAAATCCTCAACAAAATCAAACGACTCAACATTTAAAAAATCCAAAAGAAGAGAATAAAAACATATATGATTATTTTGATGAAATCAAAACACTTGATGAATTTAGGCCTTATATGAAAAATATTCCTTGTTTTGTAAGAAAAGTTATTGACGGTGATACTTTTGATGTTGCAGTTTTGGAACCTGTCTCTTCATATGAAGAATGCCGCCGTCACACTGCCAAAGGTAAAATAGATGATAGTCCTATGTGCAAACTTAACGGTGCAAAAGGTGAAGTTCTGAAAGTGTTAAGAGTTCGCGGGCAGAATTATGATGCAGCTGAGTATCACATTAAAGGTAAAAAAGGAAAGAAAGTTTCAGATCTTAATGATGATTCTGACGATGAAGAGGATCATGGTTCACCAGAGCTTACTACTAAAGAAGGATGGCTTGCTTATCTTATTGCCCGTAAATTTTTTGAAGATGTTCAGTCTAAAAAAGGAAAGTTAACAGTTGATTTTCATGGTCTTGGACAATATCAAAGATATCAAGGTTCTATTAAGTTAAATGGTGTTGACTTTGGTGAGTCTCTTTCTAAAATTTCATTGGAACAAAATCCAATTGCAAGGTGGGGATATAATGGAAAGAAAAAATCAGATTTCTCAAATAATCTTCAAAAATTTCCATTAAAAGATCTTTTAGAGGATATCATTGTTTCACAAGAAATGGAAAAAATTGCAGAAGAGAAGTATGATGAATTTATAAAGCTTTTTGGTGATTATCCAAAGTATGATGATGTATCTTCATTAGTTTTAGATATGGGATCTTTGAAAATTGATCAACAAAACTTTCCATTAGGTCAATCAAATCAAATGCCAGTTCCATCATTAGGCCAACCAAATCAAATACCAGTTCCACCATTAGGCCAACCAAATCAACAAAGCAATCTTTTTCAACCAAATCAACCAAACTTTCCATCATTAGGTCAACCAAATCAACCAAACTTTCCATCATTAGGTCAACCAAATCAACCAAACTTTCCATCATTAGGTCAACCAAATCAACCAACTCAACAAAGTAATCTTTTTCAATCAAATCAACCAAACTTTCCATCATTAGGTCAAACAAACTTTCCATCATTAGGTCAACCAAATCAACCAACTCAATTAAGTAATCTTTTTCAATCAAATCAATTAAGTAATCCTTTTGGTGCACCCACAGCATTTGTAATGCCAGGACTTCAACCAACTATTCCAGTTGTTAATACCATGCCAAGGATTGATGATGATGATTCATCAACAAATAGTAGTAATTCTGTAGATGGTGATGATACTTTTAAGGAAAAAAGTTATGATCAAGAACCATCAGATGATGAACAATCGATGTAATTTATTAGATTTATGACCAACATTTTGTACATAAAAAATTTTAATCACATTTGAAAAGTTTTGAGTAGATTAGCAAAAATAAAAATATAAAAATATTTTTAATATATCACTTCTATGAAGAAAGTATAGATTCTATTTTTTCATTATAACATTGTATTTGAAAATTTAACTTACTAATAAAATCACTATCTTTACCTTCATGAATTACACCTCTTTTTATATAATCTACAAATTTTAAATATGATTCTGTATAAATAAAAGAGTTATTTCTCCTAAGATTTAATGTTAGAAGTAAAACTGCAATATTATTCCTATAAAAATTGTTCATGCGTTCTTTAACAAATGTTACATCAGCATAATCTACTATCTCTAAACCTTTAGTAAGTATATCTTCTAATTGTCTTTCAAACTCACCACTAACATCTTTAGATTCAATAATTTCAAATTTTTCTTCTTGTATCCTTATTGGTTTTTCTCTTTTACTATTTAACACTGAAAATGGTAGATTCATTTTATTCTATTTTTATTATTTTAAAATTTTAAAATAACAGAATTACGTTAATAATAACATTAAAATAAAATATGAAAAATAGAATAAAATTATCATTAAAAATGAATAGTTCTCGATCTATTTTTAGTGAGACTGTTGCTAACATCATTACGACTGGTGTTAACTACTGCATTGTAACCTCAGGTACCGGTACTGGTAAAACAACTACATTTCCAGTTGAACTTTGTAAATATGGTAAAAAGAAAAGAAAAGTTTTAGGTTGTGTACCAACTAAAATTGCAGCTAGAAATGCTTACAATAGATGTTTGGAAAATAAAGTTAATTTTGTAACAGTTGATTTTCCTGTCGGATATGCTGCCGATTCTGAGGTTCATTATAAAAACAGTAAAAACCAATATATTAGAAATGTAATGTATGGTGAGAAAAATGACGATGAGGTTGAAGATGATATTTTAGTTTTTTGTACTACAGGTCATCTTCTCAACCTTTTAGATGAATGGACCAAATACTTAAATGAAGATGATCCTGTAAATCCTAGAAGACTTGATGTTTTTGACTATATTATTATTGATGAAGCACACACTGGAAGTATGGATGTGGATATGTGTATTAGAATGTGTAAAAATCTACTTCTTTCATTTCCTAAAAAAGGGGTTCCAAATATTATATGTACATCTGCTGATTATGATGAACCAGAAATAAAGACTTATAAACTTAACCAGATTACTAATTTCCAAAAATATATTAACTATTTTGCTCTTACTGGTCTTTCTTTTGAGGAAAAGATTAAAACAATTCCTGATCAACTTCCGAGTATTTTAGCTGCAATACCAGCTGGTATTGCATTAGTTTTTCTTCCAGGTATAAAAGAGATAAATATTGTAAAAAAAGGTTTAGAAACAAGTTATATTTCGAGTCAAATAGATGTCCATATTGCACATTCTTCACAGTCAAAATCAGATATGGATGAAGTTTTTAAACCAAATAAACCGGGAAGATGGAAAATTATTTTGTCAACTAACATTGCAGAAACATCAGTTACCATTGAAAATCTATCTCTGATTATAGATTCTATGTATGAGAATATAAGAATGATTGGACCAAATGAAACTACATATAATCAGGTCCAATACATATCCAAGCGCTCTGCAGATCAGAGAGCTGGTAGAACTGGGCGAACATGTAATGGAGTTGTATGCAGACTAATTTCAAAAGAGGAATACGATAAATTACCTGAAAAAAGAAAACCAGAAATTGAAAGGCTTCCTATTGTTAATGAGCTACTCAGAGTTCTTGATTGTAATATTGATATACGCTTTGTTTTTGGTGATATTAACAATGGTATCAATCGATCTATTAGTGAGGAACAAGGTAAACGTTTAAATGCAACTATGAATAAACTTACATTTTTGAACGTTATTGAAAAATGTGGTGATTATCAGAGGGTTACTGATAAGGGTAAATTTGTAAGACTGTTACCGGTTGCTGTTAAAACGGGTGTTTTAATATATGAGTCTCTTAAATTAAATATTTTAATATATCCAGTTATTGTTTTGGGTATTATGTTAGAGCTTTCCGATAATTTATTTAATAACTATAGACCAAATAGTAAATTTATAAACGATGTTCCACTTTCTGTTTTTACACTTCCATGGTTAGAATTATGCAGTTCATATGGAGTTTTAGGTGTTGGACAAAAAAATCTTGAGAAATTTTGCGGTGTAAATGATCTTAAATTTGAAACAATGAAAGAGGCTCAAAAAAGAATTACAAGTTGCATTAGAATAATTACAAGAATGGGGTATAATGTTGATATATTTATGTTTGATCCTGAGGAACTTTTTATGGTTATAAAAAGAATTCTTGGCAAGATATATTTTTCATATAAAATTAAAACCGAAGGTGGTAAAACAGTTTATGTAAGTACAAATCCAAAAATAAAACATAAACCTTTATATCTTAATGATAGATTTCAAAGTTTTGTAAATCCACCTAATAGGTTAGTAAGTATATCTAATATAGAACTTGCTGGGAAATCACAGATAAGTATATGGTATCCTATTGATTATATCCCAGTATCCAAACCATTAAAAATGGAGGTTAAAGAAGATAAATATGATGAAGAATATGATGAAGAATATGATGAAGAATATGATGAAGATGATGATGATGATCTATATCCTAAATTTCAAGAGTTATACATAGCAGGGGATGAAGATAATGATGAAGATGTTGTTGAGAAAATTGTAAATACCGAAAATTTTATTTAAAAGTACCATAATTAATAGAGAAATTTCTCTATTGTTAGCCGTATAATATTTTTAAATAATTTTTATATATGCTCCGTAATTACAATTTTTAGGTGTTATTAGAGTAAATTGATTCATAAATTTTTCACTATTATCAATTTTATAGAAAGGTGAGATAACAACACCATTATCTTTAAGTAATCTTGAAATTTCTTCAGGATTTTTATAAATGACTCCAGAACCACAATTCTCAGAAATAACAAGATCAAAACGTGTATTGTTATTAAAAATAATATTATTAACGTAGCCTCTTTTAATAAAATGTTTAGATGTTACAGAAATATCGACACCTACGTAATATACATCTTCATCATTGATGAAAGTGTCACTACCTAAAACTTCTTTTAAAATATCTTGATACTTTAAAGATTTAATTGTTTCACTATTTGCACACATTACTAAAATATTAAATTTATTGGTTCTTAAATCAAAGAAAGAAAGTGATGATTCAATGTATTTTTCAAGTAAAGGTTTTAATGATATCATAAAATCTTTATTGATATATAATTTAGAATACGGAACAATATCAGTAACTTTAATATCACAATTAGTAATTTCTCTATTAGAATTTAAAGGTTCTGTATCATTTAATGAAAAGTTATATAAGTGTGTTTTAATTTCTGAATAGTTTGATTTATTGTAAATTCTTGAATAGTTATTATTAAGAAAAATTACAAAAATATTATTTCTGAAAAAAGATAACATATCATCAAAACTACCAATACTTCTATATTCTATAAAACTCATAATATTAAGATCGAAGTTTCCGTTTATTTGAATAAATTCAAATATAGATGGTAATTTTTTTAAACAAGGATATATACCAGGTGGCTCGTAAAGATAAAATTTTATCTTTTTATTATTGACATTTGAAGATTCAATAAAATTTTTAAGATCTAACTTTTCTCTTAAAGCTACCTGATGAGTTAAAATTTTACCATTTTTATCATTATTTATAAAATCTGTAAATGTTTTATTTGAGATTAGAACATTGTAAAAATCAGAACTTAATGATATTTCAGGTAATAAACTATTTTTCGATAATAATTTTACAATTAAATCTGATATAGTAATTGTTGGGTCGTATTGTTTACTAAAATTTAAAATTTTACCAACACTTGGAAATTCTATCTGATGGATTTCCATTTTGTTTAAAAATAAATATTTTTATATTTATTACTATCTAAACCTATTTTACAATTTAAATTTTTATGTATACAAAGAAATCACGGTATCATTTTGTAAAGTTGTATTTTCTTTAAAATCATCCATTTTATTGTTTATATTATCAATTGTTTGAGATGATATAGAAATAATATCATCTGATATATGATTGATAACAGATGAATCAATTTTAGAATAAGGCCCTAAATTTCCTGAATGAACACTATCTTTTCTTTCAACTTTATCAGAACACTTTAACTCTAAAACAAAATCTAAGCCCAAATCTTTTACAAGTTTTATAATAGGAAAACTCTGACTTTTTATTTTCTTTGTTAATCTCGCTATATTTTCACCTGTTTTTAAATTTATGTGTTCACTTTTTTCCATTATGTAATGGAAGAAAGTGCCATAAAGTTGATGATTTGTAGTCTCTTCTAATAATCCGTTTTCATGTAAGAATTTAAGTTTATCCAGACTGTTGCTCTTATTTAAAGATTTTTTGTTTGGAATGTTATTATTCATATGAATAGCACTAGAAATTCCGTTTACAGAACAATCGTAAGATCTCCACAGTATAAGTTCAAATGCGGATTTAAAATCTTGATAAGTACCTATTCTGGCATCAAATACCATATCTGAAATCTCCATAATAATGTCAAGTTTTTCCTTTTTTAAAAAAAGTTGGAATAATAATTTGTTAAAGTGAGAAGTTGCAGTTGAAGAATATATAGATATTAACTTGTCTTTACGTCTCTTAAATTGTGGCTCTATTACACTGCCATTAAAATCTAACTTGCATTTATTAGCAATTATTGTTATCTCATCACTTTGTGTAAATCCAAATATAGAACCCTCAATATTTTTCATTAAATGTTTACATGTACTAACCATCATCTCTTCAAAATCAATAGAATATCCTTCAGTAAAAACTCCAATCTTTTTTAATTTATGACACATCTTTGAAAAAGAGTGACCATCTAATCTTATAGTAAAAAATGAATCATATGAAATAATGTTAGGAACTGATTTTTCATTTTGACTTAATTTTATTCCTAACGGTTCCCAAATTGAGTTCCTTCCTATAATTGGAGAGTTAATATATCCTTCTATATCATATGTTGGATATTTACTTGTGTTAATAATATCATATATCGATCTCGATTCAAAAGGATTATTTATTTGGATCATTTTTTTCTTAAAATGTGGCTATTTTTTCATTTTTTCATTTTCTAATATCAAATAAGAAAATCAAGACTGAAACATCATATTTAAAATTAAGATACTACTACTAAAATTTATAGTACTAAACGTTTGAGAAGTTTCGATTTTCATTTTTACTAAGACTGTCGGGTTCATCTTGAATTTTTATGTCAATACCAAGGCTTTCTAGAATAGAATTTACTTGTAATACTTTAATATGATCTTGTGCATTACACATATATCCAAATAGGCTTACAGAAGCTGAAATTATTCCTACTATTCCAGCATAATCAGAATATGTTGGATTATTTCTTGACAAAAAAGAGAGGATAGATGCTACCATTATAATAATTGGAGATAAAATTTTACATGATAATTCACAAGTTGACCAAAAAGTTCTTGTGTTTATATTATATTTAATATCGCTTTCTATAAAAGGAATAATTATTTCATCTACTATTTTATCTTTGATAGATTTTGGGATTACGTATTTAGTTGACATTTTTAATAATATTTATAATTTTTTAAATAGATATTCTTTAAATTAAACAATATATAGCTATAATTTTTTAAATATACATTATCGATTTTTCTAAAATTCAGTTACTGAATTTTAGAATTAAAAAGTATTTTATATATTCTTTATAATCATATAATTATAAAAAGATATTACATTTCTTATCGTTGATTTTTATAAATATATGTAATATTAGATTATTTGTTGAAATATGTTTTAAATTAAAAGTAATTCATGAAAATTATAATTTTTACGCCAAAAATTTACAAAAAAATGTCAAAAATAGGGTCAAAAATTTTATTTTTAGCCTTCCGCGTATGTTTTCAAGGCGTCCTGAGTACAGTTAGACCGACTACTTTGGGGTCAAAAATAGGGTCTCCGCATAGCTATAGGCGATGTTTTTCGGAGAAAATTTTCTCAAAAAAGGGAGAAAAAAATTTAGAGCTCTTAAAAAAATCCAAATTTTTGGGTTCTTTAACGGTATTTAAACCAATAAAAACTTCATTATATCTCAAATTTTAAAAATTAAGATCCGTTTTGAAAAACTAGGAATAATTCCACTATTATTTATATTTAAAATTAAAAACTAAAAATTGAAAGGAATTATACCAAGAACTTAATTTTTTAGATTTTCTACATTTTAACAAAAATGTAAAATAATAAATTGAAAAAAACACAAAAACTCATTTAATAAAAACAATGAATAAATCAATGCAAACGCTTTTAACTGATCTTCGTAAAGAGTCTGTCGATGTTGCAACCGTCATATCATACCTTGATATGGACAACAATGTTGCCACCTATGGACTAGAAACTTTTATGAATCTCTTATCAGGTTATAAGGAGCCTACGATTTCATCTGAACTTTCCGAATATCTAATAAAGATTCTTGAGAAAACTATGGAAGAGAAAAGGGCTATTAAAGAAAATGAAATTAACGAGTTAATAGTAAAGAACAGTTATTCTCACTATCAAGAAGTATTCACATCAGCAACAGACTTTACTGGAAATCCTTCTATAATATCAAACTATGATGGTAAAGATTCCAGCGAAGACCTTGAATACTACGCATTTCATCCTACACTCAAACCTTGCAGCTTTAGAATCAATAATCTTTTATTTGAAGTCTCACCACTCTCTGAAATTACATTTACACAAAAAAATAAAGATAAAAAAACCATATCATATAAATATCAGGTCCTTGTCAGGCACCAAACAGATCCAGCTTCTGTAAAACGAGAATTCTCATTCTTCAAAAAAGAGTCTCTATACTACATTTTAGGAATGTCTTTCTTAAAAGAACCTGAAACTGTTAGTATCTCTTTCGCAGAAGATGATAGAATCATTATCACCATTGATACTCATTCATTCTACACTGAACTTGCAAAGAAATATAATTCATACTACTCAAACCTCACAACTTCTAGTGGAATTAAATTTACTGAGCTTCGCGGTATTGAAAAATGTCAATTTGATGATAATGGTCTTATTCTAGTCCCTCGATTGTTTCTAACAAGTTACTATCTCACAGATGGAGATTTATCGAGTAGACCATTGGTTATTGGGAATAATCAAGGTTTTGATCCTGTAAATTTAAAACAAAACAAATATCAAATAACAATTATTTTTCCAATATCAACCGGTAATACTAAGATTGGAGATATAATCTCAACACTAAATCTTCTTCTTAGAGATGAGGGTGTCAATCTAAATTTTAGTGACGTAAGAAAGAATACTAACAATAGTAGTATCAGTTGCTATATAAATGGATACGATCAATATAATGAGTCTAACATACAAAATCAAATCTCATCTAAACTTTCATATGAAAGAAAAGTTTCAGAAGCTTTTCGAAGATTATGTCAACTTGGATCTATCGGAATTTCAGACTTTCATGTAAAGGGATCTTTAACTCCTGGCGCTGAGAGATATGCTTTTACTTACGATGATACTACTGGTGTGATAAGATCTGCATATGGTAGAGAAGAAAACAAAATTCAAATGTTCTTCAATCGCAGTTCATTTACAGTTGAGGGACTCCAAGAACAAGATGCATCTAACTTCAAAAGGCTTATTACTGATACAAACAATACCAAATTTAACTGTGCAACTCAAATTATGAGCAACTTCTCAAATGGAAATCTGCTATATAAAGGTACAGAGTACACAGACACGTATTCAAACTATCTTGCAACTAGTTTCATTCCAATCACATTCTTACAGGGACAAGGTAGTGGTGTGAATTATACAAAGGTCAGTGCAATAGGTCTTTCTTTTATACCGTTTGGTTTCGCAAAATACAATTCATTAGATCTCAATAGGTCTTTGGATGAAACTGCATTTGCAATTTATGGTTCTGAATTTGAAATGACTCCAGTTAACGTAAACAGAGTTATTAAATTGAGCAACGATCAAACAAACATTAGTAATATCGTTCAAGTCGTTTTCAAGACATCAGAAAAACCACAATTCATAACAGGATTTGATCTTCCATTAAAATTGCAAAAGATTAACGATAGCCACTACATTGCATTATTTAGATCAACAGCATACAAGTTTGATATTTTAAATAAATGTGAATGGTTTTTCGCTAGTGAATACACCTACCATGAAGAAAGATCAACACTATTAAATGATACCGGTATGATGACAATGAATATTTCAATGGAAGATGTCTCATCACTCATCCTCACACAGAATTCATTGCTAAAATTCTATATCGATACTATAGCTATTCCTAACAACTTTAAAGATCTTTTAGTTAACAATTTAACTAAAGTTTTAGCGTCAGTTCAATATGTTGAGTTATCAAATCTTTTCACAAATCTTCTCAATTCGGATGAGATGAGAATCAATGAAGATTTTGATTATCTCTTCAAATTAGTTGGACAAGCTTGCCTATCAGGAATTCCATCTAAAAATATTCTTGATATGATTTACGGAATGGCTATTAATGATCTTATTCGCAACATCGGTGATAATTCAGTAAAGAAAGAAAACTTAATGGATACATTTGAGATTATCAAAATATTGATCAGTTCAGTTCAAGCTCCAATTCAAACAATTGATTATCCATATTTTAGTTCTGATATACAACTCAACATAAGGTCAAAATATTTGAAAGAACTTGATGAAGCTGTACACGAAATATACTCTTGTTCACAACTGTTGGAAAATGCAACTATATCTGAGATTAATTCAGTATCAACTTCGAAGTCTGGTATTGTTAGGATAATATTAACGATGATTGCAGATAAGTTTTCATATCTTGTTAGTAACAATAACGAAATTAAGATAAAACCTGAGCAATTGATTCAATTCCGTAATGAGGTATTTAGTGATCTTAAATCAGAAGCCTCAACTCTCATTTTTCCAAACCTTGTAGGTTTTCCAATAAGTCCCAGTTTTATTGAAAATGCATCAAGTATTTTGTCTCCACAATTGTTTTCGAAATTAACAACTGAAGTTTACTCTCGAATAACTACTGACGACTATTCTGAATACATCAGAGAATATCTTGAAAAAGTTTCCTCACACTCTGATACATTCGTTATTACACAAGTTTCAATCTATAGTTATAATGTATCTTTCAAAACTGAGTATGAGGTTCAAATTAAATCCTTAAATGGAATGCATATTCATAGGATAATGAAATCTCTCAAAGTCACAGAGTTAAAACCAAAAATTTCTGATTTCGGGAAATATACATATGATCCAACTATTCATTGTATGTTCAAAGTATCCTATGATAACGATTCTGATCTTAAAGATATAATTACAACTTGTCTCAAAAACAATAAAATCTACTATTCTAGAATTGGAGACTTAAGTTCAATTACTGATTTGAGTATCGTTTCGATCTATTATTCAGAAGACGAATTGAGTTCTAATTCACTAAAAACATCAAGATTCTTTATTCCTTTCATACAGAATAATGGAAAGCTAACTGTTAATTCAAAAGAATGGACAATCGGTAACTCTTCATTTAATGTCGAATCAAAAATTTGTGAGTTAATACTTGATTTTATCTTCACAGATGATTTATACGGTGATGGAATCGAAACATCTAAAAAGGTATTTTGTACTGAAGTACTTGATGTAGATCCTTTAGATTTTAAATATGTTCGCAGTGTATGTCTCGGGATTCAACCAATTCGAAAACCATTCTCGATCGATAACAGATTCTTTCACTATATTTTTACAGACGATATCAAGAAATCTATTAAAACAGATAGCTATTTATTGACAAATTCAGACAACTTGATACCTAACAATGGTGAAGATGAATTCAAAGCGGTTGTAAATGTAACAATTATTCCATGTCCATCTTTAATTCCAAATCTCTACCTTAAAGATAATATTCAAAGTATAACTGATTCTTATAAGTTCTTTGGAAACAACGTCGGTAAAACAATGGGAATAAAGTCTAAAGACTTTGTATCATTCGTTACTGCATTTATCGATAATATTGACACCTTCTTTAAAGAACCTTATGAAAAGTTAAACGCATTAGAAGACGAAGTTATGATAATAACAAGTAAAAGTGGTGTTCACACTAAATATTATGGAAATCGATCTATCGAATCTGGTATTGCTGGTAACACCACTGAATTCTCAAACTACTTGACAGAAATAAACTTTGAAGGACTTGACGAATTAACAAACATTGATAGAATGGTAATTCAGGAGAAGATTGATCTGGAGAATAACAAAATAAAATCTGAAAATACGATTTATAATCTTTCACTCGCTATGAGAAATGTAAAATGGGAATCCATGAAGGTTGACAACTATCGTTTTTACAGCGAGGAAAAACCTAAATGGATAAAATTCTCAAAGGATTCTTATTTTATGGGTGTTGGTTTTAAAAGCGGAGTTAAGATTTACATTAAAGCCGGTCATAAATATTTATTCTGTAATAACTTGAACCATGAGGGTGTTCGGGATATTGTCTTTGGAAACAAACAGTTTTGTATTACAACTCAATACGAAGACTCTTCTCGTCCTTTTGGAATCATTTGGGTTACAACTGCAGGAATAAGCCTTTCTGTTAAATTACCATATTATGTTCCAATTGAAGGTGATGCAGTTAATATCAAATATATCACAGGTACCACCAGTAAAGAAAAGAAAAATGTAATTCTAGAAATGGACGATCAAAACAACATGAAATATGGTTCTTTTAAGGTACATCATGCCGATCCTATCTTTAATCATAATGTTTATTTCTTCTCACCAGATGATAAATATTTAATCTATAACAAAAATGGAACCTTTGTTGTATACGACCTTAATTCATTGAGTAAAGTTGACTTCAGATCTGTAAACGGTATTATTGTTTCTAATTCAACAACATTCCCAAAATGCATTCAAAACGGAGAATGGATTGATTCAAACATCTTCATTGGATTTACTTATGCAAATGGAAAACCTTTAATTAAAAATCAGGTAGTTATTAAAATGGAAAATCTCTCACTGAATTCCACACCTGTTCTTTCCGAATACCCATCTGGTACAATATATCAAAAAATGAAGGCTGAAAAATCTCTTAAGATTCATCCTTTATATTCATACCTTATGAATCAACGCGAAAAATTTGGTGGAAATCGTCAAGGTGGTGTTTGGGTTTATGACTGCTTTATTTCATTTAAAAAGATTGAAGGTGTAAATTTTATTCAAACAAGAAATTTAGATGGTATGTACAATCTTACTGATATCCAAGCGGAACCTGATAGTGGTGTCAATACAGAATCTGAAATAACTTCTTTTATATGTTTAATAATTGAGATGTTCGAATTTTCGATTAACTTTCATAAGAAGATTGAGAAAATAACATGGTTCGATAAAATAATTTTTAATCGCAAAGATAGTCTTCAAATTGATTCAACAATGGATCAAGTTGAAGATGAAACATCACTACAATACATTGCTGGAAATTTCTTCTGTTTTCATGGAAAATCTATCTACGTTTGGAATTATACCCAAAAAGCTACTGAGCTAACACATATTGACTTAAATGGATATGAAAGGTTTATTTTTGATCACAGAGTAGTTATCCTTGTTTCAGAAAAAGTTAAAGTTTGCATAGTCGACCCTCTGACTAAAACTCTTAACATGAAAGAAATTATGGTGACGGAAGATATTGTTTTTGATAAGGATCCTAAGGAGATATCCACAATTGTAAGACCTGTCGATAAGATGTTTACAAGTAATATTGTAGCATTCACAGAAACCACAATTGAGAAATATAGCAATGAAAGTGATGGCCTTCCTCTTAACATTGATACAAAGATAATATCTTCATCTCTATGTCTTAATAGATCACAAAAGTACTTGTTGAAATCGCATATTAGTTCAAGAGATAAAAATGAGAACATAAACTCACATGATAATCTCCTAATTATTACGAATGGTAGAGAGGTAAAAATAATTCCAAAAACAGTTCAGGTTCCAACGACTATTGATAGTTTGAATATGTCTTGGTATAATACTCATGATGATGAAGATTGGTCTGGTAAGAAGGAATACTTGATTCATTATTTTGATAAATCGTTTAAAATGTTTCCACATTTAAGACAAGGAAATGCAGCTTTATTTGACATGGAACCAATCGTAACAATGTTTAAAGATAGAACTGAGTCACAAGTTCAACTTGGTTTTGATCTTCTTCTTCAAGAGGGTGCAGTTGTTGAAGTTATTGAAACTCTTAAAAATATCTATAAAGTTTTCAAGAATGTTAAATCGATTTATAACAAAACGGTAGTCATTGAATCAATTAGAGAATACGAGTCAGGTGTTTCTAGCAATGAGAACAAGATCAATAAATACTTGAATAGTTTCAGACCACAAGATCGTGCGACTGTCTATAATGAATTTATTACAAGTATCGAACCCATTTTTGGAAAGATTTTTTGTCCTTTCATTGTTATAGAGGCTTTTAGTGAAATAAAAAGATTAGAAACATATACCCTAAATAATGTTACAATTACTAGATCTCCAGAAGAGATTAAGAATATCATTTCTACATCTAACACTACAGATCCACGAAATAAAACAATTGGAGATATAATTATTCATGTTCTAAATATTCCATTGAAAAATTTCAGAGTCTCTCAAATTGATACTATTGCCGGATATAAAAACAAACTCTCTTCAATAAAGGATGAACTTTACAAAATTAATCAGATGATTTGTAAAGTCTCCAAATATGACATGCTTCGAGCACCTGAGAAAAGTATACTTGATGAAAAAAACAATTTCTACCTCAAGAGAATTATTGCATTGAGATCAAGATCAACGGTAACACAAAATGAACCTGATTATATTTTATCGTTAAAAGCAAAATATGATAGAATTAGTAATCTACCTGACGGTCTTGTTATGGAAGGTTTTGAATGTCAAGATTTTAAATACCATTACACTGAAGGAACTAATTGCATTATACGAATTGATCTTGAAACAAAAGCAGTAAATACAATGCGTGATGCTCTTAGCTATGTAGTGGAGTTTATTAAAGATTATATGATTTCAATCTCAGATAAAAGTCTTGGTAAAGATGCTCCTATTAAACTTTCTAATCTTGAAGACATTCTTGGAATTAAGAAAGTTGGTGAAGAAGATAAAAATATTAGAGCTATTCAAATAGGTAGCGATGAATTTACAAATGCTGAAATTTTATCTGCACAAACTGAACTTGCAAAGTATGTTAGTTTCTTAATCAAATATAAGAAAACTTTTGGAAACATTAACGAGTTCTTTACATTTATTGAAGAGATTAATCTGTTGAGATTTCCAGATCCAATTATCAACTATAACAAATTCTATTCTGATTTCTTAAATAATGTCGTATTAAAATACAATGTTGAACTACCCGAAGATACTGACATTGATAATGAGGATTACGAGACACATATACTTCCCTGGAATATACATCATGTTGAAAAGACATTCTTTCTAACGGCTGATTTTATATCCCGTGGATATTTTGTTAGCGATGGAACTTACAATGAAACTTATGATTCTGTAAGAAACAAACTTGTACCAATTCTTTGGAAATATAGAAATGGTGTTAGTGACAGCTCTCAAGTACCAGTACTAGCGATTAAACTTATATTTCCTAGAGATGTAAAGTATGTTAAAGATCAAAGCTATATCCACAGTGAAACTAAACCTTTAAAGTTCGAATACTCCATTCCAAGTGATGATGTACTTTATGGAATCGAAAATGGAATTGTTGAAATAAATTTAGTTGATTTAATTTCTGGATTTGACGATCGTTCAATTGATTACTCTGAGAAAGATGTTTTCAAATATTACGATAAGGTCATAAGTAGTCTTGAGATTTTTGACAGTTCACTTCTAAAAGATGATAGAGAGAAAATGTCCCGAAAACCACTTGATATAACAAAAAAGATTCTACCTGCTACAATGAACCCTTCATCAGTTAAAACTTTTGCTAGTTTCCGTGATGAATTTAGGCTTAGATATAAAACCTACATTACAACTGACGGTACTAAATCAGATAATCCAAATAAATACTATTTTGAGGCTATTAAGAAGTATAGAACATTACCTCAATTGAATCTTTTCAAAATTGATATCAAATATAGTTTTGAACATTCTATTTCAGGTGTTGACTTTGGTGATGGTGAAGAAATTAAGATGATATATAGCAGTAAACATAGTCCATATACAGGTGAGAATATTATTAATACTAAGAATATATCATATGGTGCAATAAAACCAATTGATTTTGATCCAAAACCTGTTACAAAAGATGGTTCAATCGCTATTTTTAGTAAGGGAAATTCTGAAATCATTGTATGGTATGGAAATACTATACATGACGGTAAAACTCTTGGATTTATAATATTACAAGATCTAATGACTCGTGAAACAACACTCTATCATTACATTAAAAAGGATAAAAGAAAACAAGATGTTGCAACATATATTGTTAACATCACACAAAAAGATAACGGTTCTATTTTACTAGAGGAAAAAATTACTGAAGAGAGATTTGAGAATGGAAAACATGTCGAAATGTCTGTTAAAACAGACACACCTCTTAATTCTTTTGCAAATCTAATGCTAAAAATGTCACTTATTGAAGGATATACAAATGCTAAATTTCAAGATGCTCTATGTGAGTCAGTTTCAGTTAAGAAATGTGAGAATTTATATGCGGTAGTTTCAAGATATAGATCTGGTGCACATTATGGAAGTGTAGCAGAAATATTTGATGTAAAAGGATCTAAAATTGAGAGAATTAACTCATGGAATTTCCACATGTACGACATTAAAGATTTTGATATTACAAGTAAAGCGTTAATAGTTTTAGGATCAGTAAATGGATATAACGGAATGATAGCAAAACTCGGAGTTATGAATATTAAAAGTTCAATATCTTCTAAGCAATTATTTGTAAAAGTTTTTGATCATGAAATAGTTTTAGCAAACCCAAATGTTGAAATTCTATCAAATTGCAATGTCATAGCTGGAAAGACTTCATATGTAACATTTAAAAGCAAGCATCTAAACCATTTAGTTGTTTTTAATGACAAAAAACATTATGAATCGAGATTTGTATCAGATATTACTTCAGTTAGTGTTTCACGTGAATCCGGATACGTTGGTATTTATTTTCAAAGCTTGGGTAAGAGTGAGGTGTGGACTTGTAATGGACAATTGTATGAAGTAGTAGATGGTGAATGTAACTGGTTGTAAATATTAATGTATATATCCGTCGTAATCTGTAAATAGAAAAGTTATATACTTTTCTCAAATTCTTAAAAATAAAAATGTATATAAATATATACATTAAATAATATCATTAGAGTGAAAAATATTAACAAAAGTAGAAAATAAATAGCTATTTATTTTAATTCTGTAAATTAAATTTTGTATATATTTATACATTAACTTATATCTCTTATTGATTATAACTTTTAAGTAGATAAGTACCCACAAGTAACCCTGAAAAGAAAATTGCACATTTTAAGATTTTAAGAGAATTTTTGTTATAAGCAAAGACTTTCTCAGTCTTAATCCATGTACCGTTTTCTTCTGATACAGTTACAAAATAGTATGAACCAAGTAATGTACTCGAAAGCAAAATCGATTTTAAAATTATTGTTGTCATTTGTACCTCTTTTTATTTCTTTAAATCAATTTTTTAACCTGTAAAAATATAAAAATGCCAACATTGATAGAAAACTTTATTAGTTCACCAATTTCATATGAAGAATTGGATCATCTTTAGAATTCCACTGAAGGATGGAATTCTGTTATGAAAATAGGAAGAAACACCATAAAATCAGGTAAAAAAGGAGCTTTTTATGGTGTTAAAGATGATAGTGGATAATTACCTTTATTTAGATGTCCAAGTTTTGAAAAACAATAAAAATTCCAGAATGGATGTATGAAAATATTCTATCAAAAGTAGATTCATGTTATAATCTTGTAAAAGTTCAAAAATATATCAACGAATGATTTGAAATTTCAAATCATTCTGATAAAGCTTTAGACTTAGTACCCGGAAGTAATATCTTTATTTATTAGATAAATAAAGATATTAATAAAACAATGAGCATTATTTTTAGAAATAAAAATACTAATGAAGAAAAGGTTTTCAATATGTCTTCAAATTCTTTGCTTATTATTAGTGAAGAAGAAAATAAAAATAGCACACATTATATTCCAGAATATGAAGAAGATTCTAGTGATGAATGTTTTTCATTTGTTATTAGAAAAATAGGTACTTATATAACTTCTGGTGGAATGAAATACGGAATTGGGGCTAAATATTCTTCTTATTCAGATAGAAAAGAATCATTAGATGAAGAAGATCAAAATAATAAATTAAAGGACTCTATTATTAGAATGTATCAATTTGAAAATTTAAATGACTTAACAATTCACGACCCTTCTTTTCTATACGATGAAGTGAAAAAAATGACTATTTAAACTTCTAATGAGTAATTACTCATTAGAAAGTATATTTATCTAAATATATCAAATCGTCGTTAAAGAAAAATGAAAAATAAGCATATTTTTTAATAAAAATGTTATCCTTACAAAAGAAAAATCTTAGAATACCGATGATAATTTTTAATTGTCCAGGTTTTGACTTAGATGATGATCATCTTTTGTTATTGCTTAAAAATTTATTCGATTTTGTTGAAGTGAAATGTATAATTACTAATCTATCACCTTCTAAAATGAGAGCTAGACTTACAAGAGGATCACTTGATATTTTAGGTCTACATGATATACCTGTTGGATATGGAGAAGAAATATGTGGAAAAAAACCTTTTGATAGTAGTATTATACCATATTTAGCTGATGAAAGTCAAATCTTTAATGGATATGAATTATTAATAAAAACATTAACGGAAGCAGAACCAAAATCGATTACTATTTCCATCACTACAGCATTGACTGATATTCGTAAAATTATTGAATCTCATGAAGAACTCTTTTTTGATAAGGTAAAAAGTATAGGAATAATGGGAGGAGTCACATTTATTGGAGATGAAATTTTTCCAGATAATGTAGCAATGAATAATAAATTTGATATCGAATCATCTAACTTTGTCTTTAAAAAATGTCATGAAAAAGGTCTTCCAATTAGTGTAACAATGAGAGATCTAGCTTATAATTGTCAAGTTCCATATTCCCTTTTGGAGAACTTAACATTTAATGAAGTAGGTAGATGTTTAAAGTTAAGACATCAACATGCAATTAGAGGATTGTGGTATAAAGCATGTTTACCATCTAATCATGAAGATAGAGATGGATTACCTAATGATAGAAATAAAGAATGGTTTGTTAAAGTTTTCTGTGGTGGTAATGAACCAAAAAATGAAGATATTTGGGATTCTGTATCCTCATTTAATCTTTATGATCCAATAAACTTTTGTTCATGTATACCTGAAATAGCAGATTTCTTTCTAGAACCTTATAATGTTGGAATAAACAAGATTTATGGTCTTAATTCACAATATAATGGATTAAAAGAAGGTTCTGATTTTGCAAGGTTTTTAGTCTATATACACAATTCTCACGTTTCTAGAAGAAATCTTCATTCACTTTCACAAGAATCTCTTCAATATAAACAAATACACGGAAGATCATATCGCAGAGGAGCAATTCCTAATAATATAACAGTTACTTTCAATTCAAATACATAAATGGAAAAATATGGTAGTGGATCATTTCATGATTGTCTAAAAATTAGTATTTTTTAACAAATAAAATAATTATTTTATTTACTTTTAAAACTTAAAACATTCCTTCACAATTTCTAAATATTAATGACATTCTAGATGTATTACTATTGTCTTTTAATATGGAATGACTCCAATAGTCATTTGTAGGAGGATCGATTAAACATAAAGTTCCATTATTTAGTGGTATATCTATAACTTTACCGTTTAGCTCAAATCTCATTATTCTATTTGTTCCTAAGGATAAACTTGTTATTATTGTTCCCATTTTCATCTCTTTATCCCTATGTGGTAATATTCCAACTTCACCGTTATTATAAAGTTGAATTACACAAACATGATATATTTGTCCAGTAAATGATGTTAATAATTGTGATAAGTCTCTTAAATATGGCATTTCATTCCAATCTATAACATTTTCCAACATTTCTTGTCCTCTATATGATACCCTATAGTGAGGAATTGAACCATACATACATTTATTTCTCTTTTTTGAAACTTCACCTTTTTTAGTGAGATATGTATTCTTAAATTTTGCATTTTGAATTATAAAATTATAAAGACAAAGAGTATCTTCATATTTTATAAATTCGTGATAGACTCTAATATGTAACTTTTCATCGTTATATACTTTTGTCATTTCTTGAGAAGACATTTATTTGATAATTCTAATTAAAATTATCAATTTTTAAAAATATAGACTTAAATTTAAAAGAAGTTGTATTAATGATTAACTTATTTAATTTTAATCATTGATCCATAAACTTAACAACATCATCATCAATCCTAACGGAAGCTGATGTAGTAAATGTAGATGAATAATTAGTATATTCACCTCCATATGATATCATCAATAGACATTTTGTAATATATCGAAGAACTTTCTTATCAACCTTGAAAATACCAGTTCCTATAGTTGGGTTTCCAATGTTTTCAATTGAGTATACAATATTTTGATATTGGAACCTATGAAGTAGCTGAATAAACTCAGTAATACATTCATTAATCTGATTAATAGATTCATTTAATGAAGTATAACCTTCACAATAATTACCAGTTGGAATTCCAAAAGATCGAGGTATATCTCTTTTTGAATAATTATTATAAGGTCTTATCTTTGCATTGCCACCTCCATGATTATCTGTTTTATGTTCCAGGTAGTTATCGTTAAAAATAAAAATAGAATCTGTAAAGCTTGGTCCGTTTATCATCGATTCGAAATCCATATTTGGACCATCATATTTAATACCAATTAATTTTTTAATTTTTTGAGAGTTTAAAATTGACTTTATGTATGAGAACATATTATCCTGTTCATGTAAAACTTCATCATCTGTCATAGTTCCTTTATTATTTTTTAATAGATTTGAATTTGAAATTCTTGAAACATAAGATGCAATGTCTTGATGTAAAGCATATGCCACACATAATCCATGTCCGAATGGTTCAGATGAGTCATTAATAAGTAAATCTATATTTTCAATTGATGTTACAAAAACTCCACTTGGATGACATAAACTTCCATGTAATCCTCTTTTTGAAGGATGTGGAACATCAATTTCTTGAAGACTAATATTTATACCTGACATTACTTTTTGAAATAATAATTGATAAAAATTTAAATTTCTAATGAGTCTGCAATATTCCTTTCTATAAACTCTATGTCTTGCTTCTATATAATTAAGAATTTCAACTTTAGAAGTTCCATCTTGATTTTTAGAAAGAAAAACAGTTCCAACTGCTTCTTTAGCACGATTTCTTCCATTTGGATAATGAATTGGATTGTTGCACCTGAAAAGACTATATCTCCAATTCATATATGTTGCCCATATTATATTTCCGTTGGAATCAATATGATTTTCTTTCTGCCATTTCCAATGAAGATATCTCGAATCTCCTCTTCGAGTGTGATGTGGATATACTTCAATATCATATACAACTGGATATATCTTTGATCCTTGATATAGATTTTCAAATATAACTCCACCAGAATTTATATTTTCTTCAAGACCATCTGTTCTAAGATAGTATGGAGATAATTCATAGTAAGGAGTATCCTTCTTATGCCAGCTCATAACTTGACACGTTTCATAACCAGGAATAGAAGGTTTTTCTGAAATTGTTTTTATGCGATAAGTACTTATATTTCCTATCATTTTAAGATTTAGATTAAAGAGAAATATTTTTCAAATTTAAGTTTTTATTGATTTTTGCACTTTTTGATAAAAAATTTTTCTCCAAAAAACATCGCCTATAGCTATGGGGAGACCCTATTTTTGACCCCCGAAGTAGTTGGTCTCACTGTACTCAGGACGCCTTGAAAAGAGACGTGGAGGGTCAAAAATTTTATTTTTGACCCTATTTTAGGACTTTTTGTTCGAATTTTTTATCTTTGACTTCTAAAAATTTGAAAAAAAGAGTGACATTTTTAATTAAAAATGTCACTCTTTTTAAATGAAGAAACATCAGACATAGAGATTATTGAAAGTAAAGAATTAACATGTGAAATACTCAGTTTAATAGATAAGAATTTTACATTTGAAGAATGTAATGATGAGAATCTGGAAGAATTTGAAGCTGTAATAATTACAATTTCTTTAGGCTCTAAAAAATATTTTTTTCTTCATTGTTTTATAGAAGGAGAAAATCATATACAATTGCTGGATGAAAATTATTGTGATATCAATATGATAAAAGAAATTTTACTTTGGTACAAATCAGAACTAAACTACAACTTGTTTTCAAATAAATTATTTTGTAGGAAACAAGTTGATGTTAAAATATTGTACGAAACACCACTCCGTCTCTGTGATCTTGACAATATGAACCAATCTCTCATTGAAAAATTAAATCTTTATGAATTAAGTTCTGATTGTCTTAATGAGGATCATTATAAAATTGTTAATATTTGGTTTAATAAACTATATTTTATATATGAATGGTATGGAAGGGGTGGTTATTTTGGTTTTGTTACTGATGAGAATTTAAATCCATTGATAGAATTTAATTCATATTATACTGATATAATAAAAGAAGATGAAGAAGGAAATGTAAACGATTTAGTAATATGGTTAGAAAATATTCGTAAAGCTGATAATTTTAGAGTTGCAAAAATCAAACATATTCCAATTGAAATATCAACATTAAGAATTCCTGATTATGACAATGAATTAACTTTTATGTTAGAGTTTCCAAATAAAGAAAACGTATTATATCATTGTTCAATAGATACTCAGAGTGGTGAGAAACAAATTATAAAAATATGCGATTGTGAAAAATATCGTTTAAATGAAATTTTATCTTATGAATTTGAAAGAAGAAAAGGATATAAACCTACTTTTAAGCAAAATGGCAATTATAAAACTGTTTTCTCACCTTATACTAAAAAAGATACAAAAATATCTGATACAAAAGAAGAATTTATGGTATTTATTGGATTTTTAAATGTTGAGATTTATACATTTAAAAATGAAATAACAAGAACTTATTAGTTAATCAATTATATATCAAAAAGTTAACCTGATGTTAAAATATTTTAAAAATACAAATGTATTTTTATAAAAAATAGATATGTTTATGTATTAACATATCTATTTTTTATATAAGTAAGTAACAAAATCATTCAGGTTATCATTAATATCAGCTATGTTCTTTTCTGAGTCATCTATAAATATCTTTCTATTATATTTTTTAAGATCGAAATTTTCAGAAATATACTTTGATTTACAAGTACCACTAAGACAGTGACATTCAATATGTTCTAATGAATGATATTTTAGATGCTCAACTGTTAATTTTTTAAAGTTTACATTACGAGCAGTAATAAAATATATTTCTGCATTATTTTCTCTAATCAGATTTAAAAAATCATAGAAATATTTATCCGTAATAGTAGGTATTGTATTTTCTATAATGCTATACCAAATTTTATAACCGGGATCTTCTATTTTTTCTTTCCAATAATTATCTATGGGAGCACCATAATCGAACAAGGTATCGTCAATGTCACAAAAAACAACATCACCTGATTCGATATCTATACCTCTGAAAGTACCAACATGTTTCATTTTATTATCTAATAAAATGAACAATATTTAAAATTATATTTGGTTCATAATGATAAATAGTATATTTACACTATTTGGCAGAAAAATCAAAAATAATATATTTAAATTCTAAGTCCCTTTTAATTAAACCATTTAACAAAAAATTAACACATGTGTTGTCTAATCTCAAAGAAATAAATTTACCATGTTTCTTTATTTCTTTTACTATTCATCCGATCTTCAATATCAGCATTTCCATCATCGTCATCATCGTCATCATATTTTTTGCTTTTTGTAACGATCTTCTTAACACCTTTAGGTTTTTCATCTATAAAAAAAGATTTTAAGTCTTCTAACGATGGTGTATTGTTGATAGATGCTTTCTTAGGTATTTTTTCCTTTGGAAAAGGATCTGTAATGGTTAAATTTGTAGGAAAATATATAATAGTTTTTGTAGCGCTAAGTTGTCTAATGAAAGAAGTAAAATTTTCTATTTGTTCTTTTCCTGTTGTTTCAATTCTATATCTATTTAATTTAGGAGACAGAATTGCATCATTTAGACTTGTAAAGAGTTTATCAGTAGAACTACTTACACCTCCACTTACAAGTGAATTTAATGCTACAGAGAGTTGTCCCAAGCTACCAGAAATTTTAGTAGAAGAAACCGTAGATAACTTAGCAGGTGAGATGAGACCACCAAAAATACAATTTAGAATAATACGACCTTTTTCTTCGGCATTAAGGTAAAGAATAGCCCTGCTAAGACATTCCAAAAATGAACTTATTAGTACTACATTTTCTGGATCTTTTGATGATTTTTTACTAACAACATCACCTTTAGTCATTTGAGCTAAAATTTCATTAAATTTACTAACTATAAGACTTGGATCATTATCAATATCTGGAACAGTCTCTTTTTGAGAAGAACCAAAGAGATCCATCACATCATTTTTTGCAACTCTTTCATCCAATTCTCTCATTTTTTGTTTTTCGGTTTGAATGGCATTACTCCAATCAAGATTTTTCTTATTTTTAGATGAGATTTTAGGTTTGTATTCACTGTAATCATAAGAAACTTTAGTTGTTACTAATTCTGAATAGACCAAGATATCAGAAGATTGTCCTTTAGATTTATCAACTTTATTGGAATTATCCACCACTTGTTCACTTGTCTTTACTGATTTTTTTAAAAATGATGACATGGATGGTTTTTTCGATTTCGTTGTAACTTCTGAAGTTACAACTTCTTTGTTATCATTGCCTAATTTTTCAACGGCATTAGAAACAAATTTTACTCCCTTCTGCAAATTAGGTGTTTTATTAGACTCATCATCATTTAACATATTAAATCTATCTTTTGGTAGTTCAAAGACTTGACTCATTTTTTAGTTATTTATTTTTGCTATTTTTTTCATTTTAGAGCTTTTTTAAAAAAGCTCTAAAATTTATCATATGTAACAATTTTTTCACAAGTGTGAAAAAATTGTTTATTTAAAAGGAATGAGAAAATACAAAAATAATAAAACAAGATAGTGTTAGTAGAACAATACATTTATTAGTTATATCTTTATAGTAAAATATCCTATGATTTTATTCTTAAGGATAAAACCAATTTATAAACACCATTAAAATCTGAGCATGACATACAGTTGGATTTAAATCTGTAGTATAAGGCTTAGATACACACCAACAACCAAGTCTCTTGCCTTTTAATTTTTTTAACTCTTCATATAAATAAGGTTTTTCTGTTAATTCTTTACATAAATGTGAGTAATACTTATTTAAGACATTATTTAGATCACCATCTTTTCCTACTTTATAAGGATTTGCCCATATCGAATTTTGTTCTGGATATCTTTTACCCTCTATTATCAATATACCCTTCCTTCCGACATACTCATTACTTGGATCCGAGCACCAATGTTTAAGATCGTTATATCCGCATTCTGAAAGAAACTTTTTATGAACATCACAAACACAACTCATTTTTATTTTTTAGAGGGTCTTTTTTTCAGTTTTTGTCCTTTTTAACCATTTCTTCATTTACAAAAAAAGTGAAAAAATTAAGAAATGAAGATAAAGGAATAAAAAGAAAATAGCAAAAAAGATGCAAAAAAGATCCTTAATGTAGAATATTTTATTTTTCGTATCAAGGACTGAGTTTTCTAATAATTTATACTTACACGAATAAATAAATGGAACAAATCTTTTGTTTGGTAAGTTCGAATATTTATGAAGATCAATATTTAAACTATACATTTTGATTAAACTAAATATAGAATTAAAATTTAGTGTATAATAGAGTGGTATAATTGATGATAATGTTCCTATAAAAATTAATTGGGACAAAACAACATTTTTATTTATAAAAATGTTGTTTTGTCCCAATTTTATAAATTTCTTCAAAATTTATAAAAAACCTCTGAAAAATAATGAAAAAAACTAAAATAAAGATCCTAAAATGAATCTTTTAAAAAAGAAAGAGGTAACAAATGCTGCAATTATAGATAATTTAAAATTCAGTGAACATCAAGATTATGTTAAGGGATACTTTACTAATACTGAAACAATACTCAATAACAATGATTTTTTAGATATTTACAGATATGTTCAATATTGGAGTCTACCAAATCCAGAAATTCTCATAAATTATGCAAAGCAGCCTAATTATGCTACTAAATCTTTATTAGCAAATATGAAGCTTACGGGTGAAGATAGTTATTTTGAATTTTTTAGAGATCTTGTTGAAGATGCGAAATATAAAGCTTCTGACTTAAATATTGATGAAAGTGTTAATGATATTTATACTGAATTGGTAATTAAGAATAGAATAGATCTTTTTCAATCTTTCTATGAAAAAGGATTTCCATTTGTGGATATATTTCCTACTAATTCTCATGGTAATGAAACACTTGAAATTGTAACCCAAATGCTTCTGAATGATTATTCACCCTCTGATGAAATAGTTGTTTGGTATATAAACAGAGGTTTTGGAAAGATTGCAAACTTATGTATACCCTATACATCAGATGATGATTTCTTTTTTAATGAGACTCCTAAAGATCTTGATTTTTATGAATTTCTTCTTGAAAGAAAGTTCAATTCAAAAATACCTGAAGATGAAGCTGAAACTTTATTGAATAAACTATTAACAGACGATGAAGATAAAAATAATATCATTGACGTTGCATTGTTTCAAGCTTTATATAAAGCTTGTTCTAATAAAATGTCATTAGAGTATAAAAAAATTCTTCTATCTATAGTATGTAGAAGGGAACAACGAGATTTAACATGGACATTATTGAATGAGTTTGACAATGAAAAATGTGAATTTAAATTCTCTCGTTCAATGATTGAAGAATTAATTCAAGACGTTATTAAAAATAAAAGCGCGTATATCGTATTTACATTACAAATTTTAGAAAGAAAAAATTTCAATACGATTATCGACATATGTAAAGAAATGTCAGATGAATTTAATGATAATTATGAAATTAACTCATTAGATTTTAATGATATTATTAACGAAAAGTATTGTGAAAATTCAGATAGTGATTCGGATGATTGTGATGAAAAATCTTATTCTTCAAGTGAAGATGATGATGAATATAACTATAAATATAATCATTGGGAAGAAAATACACCTATTATTAACCATTCTGATGATGAAGATAAGGATGAAGATAATACTTAAATTAAGATAAATTGAATAAATTGGATTTTTAAAAATAAAAATGAAGTACTATGTTGTTAAAAATGGACGCATACCTGGAATATATAACACATGGACTGATTGTAATTCTCAAATAAATGGATTTCCAAAATCTATTTATAAATCATTTCAGAATTATCAGGATGCTCTTAATTATTTTTCTGTTAATGTAGATGAAAAAACAATAGTTCATGAAAAACAACCCATAAGACAAATTTTTAGTGATGATAGTTATGAAGTAACAAGAACAATTTATGTAGATGGAGCTTATAATAAAAATACTAAACCTAATTCGTATGGTTCAGTTGTTAATAATCAAGGATTAGACATGATAATTTATAATAAAAATTTACTCACTGATATGTTAATTGAGAATAAAGATTTACCAGTTGGTAATCGTGATGTTATTATTTGTAATTTTACAGGTGTATCACAACAAAATAATGCTGCTGAATTAATGGCTATGATAGCAGGATTAAGAATTGCTATTAATTATATTAACAATGGTATACTCGTTAAACATATTGCATCTGATTCAAAACTGATCATAGAATATTGGAGTAAATATATAAAGAAAGAGACAGAAGAATTATCTGATCCTAAAAAAGTATTTTATATTAAAGAGTTAATCTTATTAAGAAAAAGATTTGAAAGTTTAGGTGGTTCCATTGTTAAAGTTGAATCTGACACAAATCCTGCAGATTTAGGATGGCATGTTGTAAAATAATAAATGTCAGTCTTTTTAAATTTGATGCTTTATAAATTAAAATAAAGATTTTGGTTTTATAAATTTTAATTTATAATAAAATATGGAAATAACGGCTATTATAATTTGTATTATAATAATTATTATATTAATGATAGTGATATATCAAAATCTAGAATTTTATCACAAACTTAGAAAAGATACATGGGCTTGTTCAGATATAATTTTATGTTTATTGTTAGGAATTTCATTAGCTCTTTTAACTTTTGGAGTTTTTATAGATTACAAAATAGATATAAAAGTTATACCTATTTATTTTATGATATTATTTTTTGAGTTTGTATGGTTATTATCAATATATTGGAGAATGTTTAATGATGCAACACTTATTTCTTCTGTTATTATCGTACTTGTTTCTGCAGAAACAATTTTATTTTTAAAAAGAGACTATAAAGAATTAGCATGGTTATCAACACCATTTTTATTTTTTAGTTTAATACAATTTGCTCTTAGTGATAACCTATTTAACTGTAATATAGATCACACAGATTTATTAAAATACCATGAAGTGAATATTTAAAGTAAATATTACTTACTAATTAGTAAGTAAAAGTTGTTAAAAAGAAGATTACTTTGTGTAATATTTAGATCTATAATTTTTTAGTGATAATTGATGAATTTAAAACTTCTCTGTCTCCTGATATCTTTTTATTTGGGTCTCCAATTTCTTCCAGTGTTGAGAATCCTTCAGCTATACGTCTTTCATCTGGAATAATAGAATCTAATACAAGAATTCCACTTGTATTAATAGAAGAACCAACCATATTTTTTCCTATAGAGTTATATGTTAACATAAGTTTATTAAGAGCTCTTCTCGCATCTACTATTTTATTCATTAGTATTTTACCATAAGGTGGACTACTACCATACATTTCATATAATTCAACTGAGCACTGACAAATACTACTTATTTCGGAAATTCCAGATACTTCCATTCTTTCATTTTGAATTGTTCTCAAAATTGAGCCTATCCATGCGTCTTTATCTACATATGTATTTGTTTTAAATGAAATTTTTTGATTATCTTTAACACCTGCAATAAGATCCAATCTTAAAAACAACAATCTGAGATTTTCTGGTATTTTCGTCATTTTAGTTCATAATTTTGAATAAAAATCAATTTACATTTTTGTTTTTGGTGATTTTATGTTGTTATTTTTCATTGATTTGATGAAAAATTTAAGAAATTTTTTTTGAAAAATAGGGTCCAAAATTTTATTTTTAGGCCTCCGCGTATGTTTTCAAGGCGTTCTGAGTACAGTTAAACCGACTACTTCGGGGGTCAAAAATAGGGTCTCCCCATAGCTATAGGCGATGTTTTTTGGAGAAAAATTTTTACTCATTTTTTGAAGAAGACAAGTAAAAAGGGCCAAAAATTTAAGAAATTTCTTTGAAAAATAGGGTCCAAAATTTTATTTTTAGGCCTCCGCGTATTTTTTCAAGGCGTTCTGAGTACAGTTAAACCGACTACTTCGGGGGTCAAAAATAGGGTCTCCCCATAGCTATAGGCGATGTTTTTTGGAGAAAAATTTTTTATGAAACAGATAAAAAAGGGCAAAATAAATTATCTAATATTAGATAATTTATTCATCTCTATATTTCAATAGATAATAAAGAAATAATTACATCTTTATTTTGAATATTAGGAAGATCTCTTAAAGATGTAATTAATATTGGTTCCCAATTTTCCACTCTATCAAAACTAAAAAGAAAATTAAAAGCATTAAAATATGATTTATTTGGGACAATATTTACTAAGAATGATAGTCCATCTATTCTATAAACTGATTTAATCTTAAATTTACTTTGATCAATTAAACTTTGTGCTACTGTGGAATATATTGCACCCTCTCCAACTTCTACACAAGAAGTTTTATACATACTATCATTTTTATATAAATAAACGTTTTTGTCATCTCTAAACACCACAGTAACATATGTTTTTATTTCATCATAATCTTTGAGATGTGAATACTTACATAAACTATTTGATAACTCAGGTAAGTCTTTAGACATTATTTTTTATTTGAATTTTATTTTTAATTTTAAATAAACTTTACGGTATAATTAACTTTTTGAAATAAAAATGAGTAATAAAAAATATATGATTATAATCTTTGGTAACCATTCAAATGATTGGATGGAAGCATTTTCAGAGCTAGAATCTGAAAATTTAATTCATGTTAAAAGTTTTCGGGAAGTTTTAAAATTTAAAGATTTGGATAACTACTTAATAATACCATTAGTTGAAAAAGAAATTCAACTATTATTTCGTTTTAAGAATAATCTTCAATCATCTTTTTGCGGATTTTATAATTTTAAATGTAAATATAAATTTAGTCAATATGTTAAGAAAAACCAGTTACAAGACTTTTGCCCCTTATATTTCAACTATGGAAACATTCAATATCCATGCGTTTCTAAGCCTTTCAATTTAAGTAATGGAAAATCAGTTGAAATTCATTATAAACCTTTTAACACAGAAGATAATAAAGTTATACAAGAATATATTCCTTCACCTCAAGAATATGTATCACATATTGTATCAAAAAATGGAGTTATTATTGAATGTATAACATATATGTATACACCATTAAATCCTCAACTAAATGGACATTATATTAATAATTGTAATTTAATAAAAGAAGTTACAAAAGTTGATATTCATTTTAAAAGTATATTTGAAAAATTTTTAAAACCTGTATTATATACAGGTGTATGTAATATTGATTATAAGATAGTTAATGGATTACCAAAAATATTTGAAATTAATCCAAGATTGGGTGGTTCATTGATGAGAAAATCTTTTAGGGAAGATCTTAAGAAAATAATTTCAGCATTGGTAGAATCTTACACACTATAAGTAAATTATTAAAAAGATATAACTATATAGTTATATCATTAAAGATTAACAAAATTTCATAGATAAGTCTCTATTAAAATGTTTTTAAAAATTTACTTTTACAAGATGGACAATAATGCTCAGCTCTAGATTTGTTTTTAACAACTCCGACACCATCAACGTAACCTTCATAAAACCAATCGATTTGTCTCTTATCCATACATATACAACATTTATACTTATCATTCATACATGAATCATGAGAACCATCACATGGTGTTCTATGTATTCTTCTTCTTTTATGTAATTTTTCATCTGAACTATCATTTTTATTATAATTGACAGGTACATATGATGATCTAGCAACAAAATCTTGAACTGTATTGACATTGTTAATGACAGACATTTTTTTAAAATTCTTGAAATAATTTTTCAATTGTCTGTGTTTTAAATTAATGTAAATATAATTAGAAATACAAAAATTCATAAACCACTAGCTAATTTATATACTAATTGGAAGGGTTGTGGATAACCACCCATTGATTGATAATATGATTCTAATAAAGATAAACCTTTATCAATTTCATAAACAGAACATATAGGATTATTCTCATAGTAAATAAATGAATTATAAATTATAATTTTATGTTTTTCCATGGCTTCTTTTAAATCTTTGTATATAGCACCTTTTTCAGATATTTTGTTATTTGTTTTTGGATTTATAAAAGGTGATTTTATCCATTTCAATACATCAGTTGTTGATATTCTGTATATAGCTGGACAACCACATGCTAAAGGTTCGTGAAATGAAAAATTCCAGTTTGTATAACAATCCATGGTAACATTAGAAGTCCATAAATAACCATTGTTAAGAAATGGATCTAATTCTTTTCTTAACAAAAATTTATAATAAGAAGGATTCTTTCTACACAAAGCAGCTTGATGTGACATATAAAAAGGAGGAAAAGAAACCCAAAATGGAAAGGAATATTGATTAAATAAACTTAGATCGTATGAAACAGATTTACCATCGAAACTACAAGGAACAACATGATATAAAGACTCATCAATTTGATATAAATCCATGTTATTAACAAAACCTCTTCGAATCCATTCTCTAACAATAATATTAAAATATACTTTTAGATGATTTGTATATCCTACCCAAGATCTAGTAGCTGGATGAGAAGACCATCCACGATCAAGAACTTTAGTTGTATCATATCGTTCTAAAACGTCGATTATTTGTTTACATTCAACTCTTTGTTTTCCCAACCTTTGTTGATCTAAAAGCTCAGCAGTTTTTTGTATGTCTGGAACAATAATAAAGATATTGACCATTTAAATGTATAATATTACTATTTTTTTCATTTTATTGTTTTCATTATAATAATAAATTACTTTATTCTTATAAATTTCTTAATTATGTTTTGTAAAGTAGAATTTTTCTGTACTAAACCCGTTATCTTTCAAATGAGAAATTATTTCATCTTTTTCTGGTAATGTAGTTGTTCTAGAAAGTATCCAAAGATATTTATCACCTCTAACTACCGAATATGAGTATTTTTCATCTACAACAGGTCCTAACATTATAATATTATAATCACCCTTTTTTTCAGTATTAAAATTGAAGCTTACTTTTAAGTTTTTATTAGAAGAATCTGTTGAGTATGCTGTTCCATCAAACGAAATAGATACACCTAAACCTGCAAATTTACCCGTATTCACAACTTTTATAGTATTTTTTCCATCTTCATCTTTCTTTAAATCAGTATAATTTGTTTCAACATTATCCATAAATAGTTCAAATGGAGCTTGAAATCTTGCAACTTCGAACCATTTACCTGCATATTTTTCAAGATCAACAGTATCCTCTTCTTGGATGAAGGGTTTTGGTAATGAAGTTGGAAATTTCTCATTTTCGCTATACAATGAGAATATATATTCAACAGTTTTATAAATATCAAAGATGTCCATTTTTTAAGGAGTTATAATTTTAATATTTTTGAATAAAATATTTCAATTGACGAAATATTATATCTCTTATTTATAAACTTAACATAAGTAAAAATATATTATTCATAAAACAAATCTCCATATTTCGTTGTTTGGATATTAAGTTTAATAATCCAATTATCAATGTTAGACTCTATTTCATTAATTTTAAAAACATCAGATGTAAGCTCTTTAATATTAGGAATATACAAATATTCATTATCTTCTGAATACCTTATAACACAAGGATAACAATCATAATTTGTCTGATCACTAGAATATATTTCCAACTCTTCAAAAGAAACAATTTTTATTGTAAATCCTTTTCTAATGTCTTCATAAAAGATAAAGTATAAGTCTGGCATTTCTGGTCAATCATAAGATTTAATTTTCATTTACGAATTTTACAGAAATTAAAACTTAAACAATAATTTTATTACACTTAAAAATGAAATTTTTTAGATCTTTTACCCATAAAAGATGGAGAATAGAAAAGTTAAATTAGTTTCTTATACTACCTTTGTAAATGATAATAACAGCAATATTAACAATATTGAAGATATTGTATGTTATTGCGCTAGAGTTTCAAATCCATTGTCACAAATAAATATGCAAAATAATGAGAGACTGATTAACTATTTGATGAGAAATGGTCATTGGTCTCCATTCGAAATGGTTAATATTTGTCTAGAAATTAATACCACAAGAGACATCGCCAGACAGATATTAAGACATAGATCTTTTTCATTCCAAGAATTTTCGCAAAGATATGCGGTAGCTGACTTAAAGTTTGTAATAAGAGAAACAAGACTTCAAGATTCTAAAAATAGACAAAATAGTTTAGAAAATAAAGATGAAGAAAAAAATAAAATATGGTTGAAATTACAAGAAGACGTTGCAGATATAACCAGAGATGCATATAATAAAGCAATATCTTTAGGTATTGCAAAAGAAGTTGCTAGAGCTGTTTTACCAGAAGGTATGACTCCTTCAAGGCTTTATATGAATGGATCTCTAAGATCGTGGTTTCATTATATTATAGCTAGAACTCATATCTCAACTCAAAAAGAGCATCGAGAAATAGCTTTACAATGTGCAAATGAACTAGAGAATATATTTCCCATGATTAAGCAATTTGTATATGGTACTGAAGAATTTGAAAAAAATGAAAAGATGTTAAATGATGACGAGTCTTCAAAGAATTATTTATCCAAAAAAGATGATTAGTTTCTCCACATTAAAATGTTATTTGCAAAATTTTGCAAATAAAAGTGTTTTTGCCTTCATTTTCGATTAAAAATATAAATGAAGTTTAATTATTATTATTTAAAAAAATGATAAGCCTCTGGATTATAACAAAAGATATCCGTTTAGAAGATAATTACACACTTGCTGAAGCATCTAAAAATTCAAGTCTTGTTTATCCAGTTTTTGTTTTTGATGAAGAACAATTTAGAAATGGAAATTCTAGTAGTGTTCATTTTTTGATCGAATCTTTATATGAATTGAATGAAAAATTAAAAAGTATGAACAGTTGTATTCATATCGTACAAAAAAATAATTTCGATGCATTTGTTAAAGGAATTAAATGTAATAAAGCTTATATTTTAAAAGGATTTACAGATTTTGAAAAACAACGTGGTGTAAATTATTCTAGTATTCTATCGTTAACCGAAATAGATGATGCTTTAGGTGCAGACCGTAAAAAGTTTCTTAAAGCTGATAAAACACCATATCGGGTATTTAGTAAAATGGAACAAAGTGTTAATCAAAATGGTGGATTAGCATTTTATACCATGAACGCTACTTACCCAAACCTATCAAAACTTCAAAATTTTGATACGTTTGATTTTAATAGTCTTAAATTTTATACCGGACCAAGACTTCCTGAAGCTACATGGAAAGGTGGATCTAATGAAGGATTATTAATTGCATCTAATAAATTTAATAAAGTTCCAAATCAAGATATATCACCACATGTTAAATTTGGAACTATATCTCCACGATTAGTATATCAGTGTAGTTCAGAATGTCAAAGAGGAATCTTATGGAGAGGATTATATTATAATCTTATGGATCAGAATATGATATACTTAAAACAAAGAAATATAGTCTGGAATAATGACCCAGTTAAATTTCAACATTGGTGTAATGGAACAACAGGTTTTGATCTTGTTGATGCTGGTATTAATCAACTTATTAGAAGTGGAATTATGGATAACAAAATAAGAATGCTGGTTGCAAATTTTCTTGTTTTTGTCTTGAATATCGATTGGAGATATGGTGAAGAATTTTTTAGGAAAAATTTAGTAGATTATGACTGGCCACTTAATGTTGGTAATTGGGCTTGGTGTGCACAAGTTGGTATTGACCATCCAAGACCGAATTCTTTATATAGCGGTAAACAAGTTAGAATATTTAATCCTGATACTTATTTAAATGATAAACCTGAAAGGAAGGCATTTAGAAATTTATATATATCAAAATGGCTTCCAAGACCTCAAAATACTACGACAAAAATAGCAGATTTTAATCTAAATGTTGCAATTACTGTTCAGTATTATTAAAGTTATGTATAGTTTAACCTCTTTATTTAAAATGTATTAGGACTAATTGAAAATTTTAAATAAAATTTTCAATTTAAATATACTTGATATGGATGATTTTACTGAGAAAGGATTTAAAATTCAGACGACAAGTTGCAATTTTAACTATAATAAAAGTTTCTTTAAAAATGACATAGATAAGTCTGACATTAGACTTAATAATATTCAAAAAGAAATTTTATATTGTAAAAGTGATGTAGATTATATTAGGGCTTTTATCGATTATATAAAGGAAACAGTTATTAAAAAATGTCAAAAGCTAAAATCAGTAAAGATAATTTTATCTACTTTTGATAAAAATAATTTGATACACAAAATTATTATCGTTGTTACAAATATGGTGAAAGATCTATTAAAAATAAAAGAAAAAATAAATCATTATAAATCAATATTTGTTGTTGTTGAATATGAAGATAAAGCCATTTTTGTAGGTGATTTAAATTTTACCGGATTATGTTAAAGACTCACTTTGTAAAATGTATCAATTTGTTAATCATTTATAATGTATAGAATTCTATACATTATAATTTAAAAAGGTTATTTTTATTTAATCTCCACCCCTTCCATAATGATTATTGTAATAAGGTGTCCATCTTAATTGTTTTGTTACATTTGGATCTATAAGAATTGGCATTTTAGCTTGTTGATTTGGATCGAAAGATTCTAAATATTCTATAGTAATACCTTTACTTGTAAATTTTTCTATAATATTTTTTTTATTTGGTTCACTCCCAAATATTTTTAAGGTTTCTATTAGGTTATGATTTGTAACATTTACTACAGAATCACTTCTCCACTGTCCACCAGTAGTAAGAGTTATGTTTCCATTTTCTCGATTTATTTCATAATAAGATGAGTCTTGGTCTGAAGAACTTGTATCTATTGTATTTGAACCTTCAAGTTTAATTAATTTATGAATTGGTGGATTTACTTTAAAAATCTTTTCTTCACTGATTTTTATTGATGATTGATCTTTTTTTGGAATTGAGTAAAAATTAGAACCTGTAATATCAAATAAATTAGAAGGTGGGCTTAAAATCTTTTCTTCATTGATTTTTATTGATGGTTGATTTTTTTGTAGACTTGAGTAAAGATTAGAACCTGTAATATCAAATAAATTAGAATGTGGGCTTAAAATCTTTTCTTCATTGATTTTTATTGATGGTTGATTTTTTTGTAGACTTGAGTAAAGATTAGGACCTGTAGCCTCCAATAATTTCAGATTTGCTGGAATTTTCTTAATAAATTTTTTATCGTCATTAAGACCCATAATTCTTATTTCATTCCTCATATTTTTAGCTTCAACAACTTGAGGATTGTGAAAATCAAATTTTATTTGATCTTCTCTCAAGAATTTCTCCTTAAAATCTTCGATTAGAAATTCATCTTCAAAGGCACTAATAATAGATATATTAGGGTCAATACAAAGTCCATCCATCGTTTCACCCATCATTGATAAATAGTAAATGACATTTGGAATTGAAAGATGAATATTTTGTGACTCTAAACTTTGAACATATATAAATAAATCTATAAAGAATCTCTCTAAAGTTAAACCTTCGATAAGAATTTCTTGTTTGATAAAATCTTTCAAATGATCTTTAATTTTTGAGTAATCTTTAATAAAATCAACGTCTACAGCTTTTTCTTGATCTTCTCCTTCAATAACTTCTTCTATAACTTCTTCTTGATCTTTCTGTTCTAAAATTTTATCAACATAAACATATTTTCCATTTTTATCCTTTAAACGTCCTTGTAATGTTGAAGTGACAAGTCTTTGAATTTTACCTGGATTACAAACAACATGTGAGTTTTCAAGTCCATTGTTAATTTGAATTTGTGTTCTATCGTCTTGTAGTGAATCAATTAATCCTTTCATAACTCCATATTTAATGTTATCTTTTTCTCTTTCAATACACTCTTTGTCTTTATGACAAGTCTCATCGATAAATGTCTCAGAAAAGGCCCAAAAATAAGCTATAAATCTTTTAGCTTTAATTATATTACCTTCTACAATAATATCAGAAGTTAGTAATCCACCAAAGTCATGAACTGATCTTTTTGCAGGTTTTTGATTCTCATCTAAACCTAATACACGTAATAAACTCTGTTTTTGTTTTGATTCAAGTTTCATTCCATACACCCAAAATAAATTAAAATATTTTTCAACTTCTTCATCACTTAAATTATAGGAGTTTAATAAAACATTAATACAATTAGTAGTTAATTCATCTCTATTTTCATCATGAACACCCTTACCTTGTTTATATATATTCTCGTCTTCATTTTCAGCTTCAAAAAATTCCCTTTCAAGAATTCGACTAATTATCTGATTAAAGTCGGTTGATGTTCCAACTTTTATAAGTTGCTGTATTATTGATAATCTAATGATGGTATTCAGATGTTGATATTTAGAAAGAAATAAACATATTTTAGCTATATGGGTATAAATATTCTTTATTATTGGAACATTTAGTATATTGGGATTAACGTAATACTCAAAAAGTTTATCATTGACTAACAATAACTTATTATGATATATTAGAGGTCCAAATGCATATTTGATATCTTCTGAATGGTAGTAGTCAAAATTAGTGCCTGTATAAAATAAAATTCTTATTTGATTAAATATAATTTCCATATTTTCAATATAAGATAGTTTTGAGACATTTGAAAACAAAGAAATAGAGGATTTTATACCTGACTTTACTAAATAATCAATATATTTAAGCCTTCTAACATAATCTATATTGGGTATAACAAAACCTTGAGGAAATTGGTAGTTATATGGGGTAAGTAATTCTTTAAATCCTTTATTAAAAAAAGTAAGAGAACTAGTACCGAAATATGAGTTATTTATTAGATTATTATTTATTAGATAATTCATAATATAATTTACATCATTATAAGTTAATTTTAACGACATTACCATAAAATTTTTAGTAAAATCATCTAAACCATTGGTTTTAATTTCTTGTATAGTTTCTGTCTGATTACCTTTTATAAACACTGAAATGTAAAATTTCTCGGCATTACTTAAAATTTTATATATGTCTTTAATTTTTATTTCTTGGTTTTCAAAAGGAAAACCAAGAAATTTCTCTAACATATTTGTTCTAATTTCGAGTTTTAAAAAATCGTTATGTTCGAAAAATTTACTTCTCAAAATCTTAAAAATGTATTTTATGTTATTTTCTATATCAAATGTAGGTTTATCTCTTAAAAGAAGATTTTTAAGATTTCTTGTTATATTATGTTTTTGAAAAAGGAAAACTAAGCTACTATCTACTTTACTAATATTTAAAGTAACCATAATTTTAGATAGAAAATAACTCATTAAATATTTATGCTCATAAAAAGAAGACTTAATGTGCGCCATTAAAGAATATCTTTCAGAATCAAAAGCAGTCGGGAATAATTTAGGTGATGGAATATTATCAAATAGATCTATTATTTTTTGATTAGATTCATAGATCTCCATAAATTGTTTTATACTTTCTACAAATGAATACAGACGGAAATTTTTAATGAATTCATTATATACAGGTATTAAAGTATTAACTAAAAGTTGTCTAGAACCTAAAAAATAAAATATTATCATTTGTTTATTTTTAACTCTTTCATCTTTGTGTTCTGAAACAATTAATTCTAACATATCTTGTTGCATAGAATAAATTTCATCTTCTGTTAATTTAATTCCTAAATGATGTAATCCTCGAAGAAGATTTTGCTCACAATGATGAAAATTAGGATTAGAAACTATTTTTTTTTCAAAATCGGATAATTTTAGAGTATTATTCATAGCAGCTATACAATGTTTATAATTATATAATGTATTATATTGGTTTAAATCAATTGATGTTTTAACTGAAATAGCTTCATTTGTAATTGGATTTTTTACAATTAAGTTTATTAACTCAGGGTCTGACATTTTCCAAATACTCGTTAGAGTCAGCATTTTTATTAGGTTATTTTTAAATTTAAAAAATCAATTTTAACACTTAATTTACTTAAAAGTCTTAGAATACCAAACTTGAACTCCATAATTTAATCTTATTTTTGACATTTCATATCTAATAGTTTGACCGTTTATTTTTGTTATGTTAACACAAGGGTTTCTATGAGGAAAAAGACACATTACAAAATGTTTTCTTATCGATAATTCTTTAAGTATTTGACCCAGTTTATCACTATCTGTTTTAATAAATTCTTCAGTTTCTAAACCTTCTGGACATAAAGAGTTTAGTATCTCTATACCTGTATTTCTATCTTGTATCATTGACACATTTAAAATTGAATCTAAGTAAGATCGTATTCCAATGTCATTTTTCTTATCTTCAAATTCTAGTCCATTTGGTTGGTATGGAAAGAAATAAAAGAGTCTTAAATTTTTAATTTTATTTTCTGGTTTTTCATTGTAAGTTATCTCCACATTTTTTTCATCACTTATTTCCATCTGATATGATTTAGATATAGGAACTCTCTCTTTACCTGTTACTATTCTTAAAATTTCTTTATTCAGAACAGATAGAGGAGATGGATACATAACACCACCATCTGCATATATAACACCATCTATTTCTTTTGATGGAACTATACCTGGAATAGTCGCAGATGCAATACATATATCTGCGAGTTTATCTAAATCACCATCTATAAATTTTAAAGGTAATGCAAAATATAAAGACTGTTCTTCATTAAAGAAAGGTTCTGTTATATAAGTTTCTGACTGATTCTTATTACAAAAAAATTGTGCTCTTTTATTTTTTATATCATATGTACCTAACCATATTTCTGATCTTTGAATAGTCGAAGTGGTAAAGAGTTTTCTAAATAAATCAGTAGCACCTATTCCCTTATTATATAATGACCCAGTTGTAATAAAAAAAGGAATGTCTGGAATAAGTGAAAATTGAGTTGGAACCCATTTTTTAAGGAATAAATCGCTATTTAGCTTTTCAACATTTCTTTCAATACCTTCTGATGTCCAATCAGAACCTTGTCCTATAAAACTTGATATATTACCACCTGATGAACCCATAACAATATGTGGCGCATAACTAAAGTATCCTTTCTTTTTCCCATCTAAAGCCTTTAATCTTGCAAGATAAATTTCTTGTAAAAGTGCCAGATGTGATACAATTGCTCCTCCAGAAACTGGTAAAACATAAATATATAAATCGTTAGAATCCATCACTATTTTAATATACATCTTAATGATTTTATATTTTTAAAATCATTAAGATCTGTGACAAAGATTTAAAAAGTTATAGTTTTTTGACTATTTACAACATATGAATAAGATTTAAATAACTATGAATAAACAAAAATAGAAAGAATTATTTTTCAAGTATTATTTTTAATTAAAAACAATGAGCTCATCTATTTTTATGAGAGGTGATCCTTTAGATCTTTCAGGTACTTTTTATATGTATACAACAATTGGTACTACTACTTATATCTACTGTTATAATAGTTCAAATGGTCAACTAAGTGGAGTTGAACCAGTAGCTGGGTTTCTTGAATATACAAGTGAATATACAGATTATTCACCTGTATCTTTTAATATAGCTTCCATTTCACCTCAAAATTTCTCTCTTCAATCCGGAAATGATTATTTAGGTGTTAACAGTTCAAATATTTTTGATTTAGTTAGTGGATCAATTCCTGAAGTTACATTTTCAGCACCTACATCAAATTCAGCCTATAATGTTTATAATCTTCAAAGTTATATTTATCCAAGTTTGCCATTTGAAATGAGTATCTCAGGTACAAGTTATCCATTTTATATTTTTGAACCAGTTAGTAGTAGTAATTGGACTTACTATGTTATTAATAAAACAGTTGCTTATCCAGCATTTTTTCCTTCCAATAATGGACAATTAACTGTATGGCAAACAACAACTGATTACCCAAATGGTGCATGTTTTTATTCATCATCTTCAACTACTCTAGGAATTCAATGGCTATATGATTGGACAACAGGTACAAGTCAAAATTGCGATACTGCTGGAGCTTTAGATAGTAGCTATAATAACTGTTATTTTTCAGACAGTCAGTCATGTCTTGCTGGTTATGTTTATGATCTTTGTAGTACCACAGAGTGTGGTAATTGTCTAGGAAGTGTTCCAACATCTGGAAATGCATGTTATTATAACGTACCTGGAAGTTCAATTCCTTTATTTGATAGCGATGCATCAGTAGCAGTAAATACATCTAGTTTATTTGAACTTGATACCACAGATACCACAAATTCATCAAATGGATGTTCTAGTACTGCTATTATTATTATTATAATATTCATAATTTTGATCATAATAGGAGGATTTATTTATATTATATATAGAAATGGAAATAAAGATAATAATAAGGATAAAAATTTACAAGGACAACAAATCTACCGACAACAAAGTAGTGTATAACATAATAGAAATAAATAAACATTTGAAGATATCTTCAAATAAATGTTTTAGATTGTTTGTGATGTAATATTTATCTGTTTTTTTGTTATATCCATAACCTTCCTTGTTAATTCTTGATCATGTGTTAACATAATATCTATTTTCTCATTCGACGCATAGTAACATGATTTTACAAGATCAAAAATACTACAATCTGATAAATTAGAAATTGTCATTACTTTTAAAAATCTTAAAATTGACTTTGTCATTAATTCTTTAATCTTTTCTTGGTCCGTATTGACAACCTGTAAAATAAATTTAATATATCCAAAGTATATCATTACTGGCTTAATTGTATAGAGTCTAATACTTCTTTTTATTAAATTAGTGTAAAATTTAGACCTTTCAATATATTTAGATTTTTCTATTTTTGTTTTTATTCTTTCATTTTTACTATGATGATAATACATTTCTTCATATGAAGGATTACTATCTTCAAAAATTCTAGAATATTGTGCTGCACAAGTAATTAAAAATATCTCATCAGATACAATAGTATTTGCTGCCTTTTGATTTTCAGTTACTTTTATATGAATATTTTTTATTCTTTCAGTGATTTCTACACTTTTATGTTTTTTTTGTAGATTTTTAGATTCAGTAAGTAAAATTTTAATTTCTTCAGTTATTTTATTAAGATAATCATACATAAACATAAGACCATTAAAAAAACTATCAATACTAATTTCGAGAGCTTGACAACTAAAAAATGAAATAATAAGATTTTTATGAAATAAGACATTGTCATAATTTTGCTGTCCTGTTTTAAATTTATCAACCATTTGATCAGACCAAAAATTAATAATACTATCAATGTTTGGAAAATATGTATTTGTAATATTACCTTTGATAGTGTTATAGTTAGATGTCATTAATTCAATTTCAGCTCTTCCATATACATCTAAGACTGTTATTGGAATTTCTTTCGGTACAACAAGAGCAGTTTTGTTGAATAATGGACTTTGTAATAATTCTTTTGAAGATTTTCTAATAGTTGAGTCTATTTCAAGCATATCTTCAAATATTTGAACGAAATCAGTTCCATAATAGTTTATGATATCTGTTTTTATATTTTCACCATCATCACAATGAATTTTATCTGTATCATTAACTGATGCTTTATTATAAAATTTACCTTCATGTGTAAAAACACCTATATAAAATCTATGTCCATTTTTTTGCATTGCCCATAAAAAACACATAGCTATCGATGGAATATCAATGTTAAGACCAAGATAAGAACCTCGATAATTAAAGATATCATTATAATTAAATCCAGATTCTCTAACTTTCACTTTAATTTCACCTGAAGGAATAAGTCCATCTCTTGCTAGGTACGCTCCGACGTGAATTGTATGGTTTATATTTTTTAAAAATGGTGATATTCCAAGAAAGTATGAAAACCCATAGTCGATATATTTAACAGCTCCTTCGTCATTGATCATAATATTATCATGTTTTGAGTCACAATGAATAATTCCAATATCAGAGTTAGCATCACTACATTCTAGAAGCATTTTCAACAAATCTTTATAAATAGCTAAATTGTCATTCTTGTCGGTCCTTTCTCTCAAAATTTCAAAAAATGAACTCAAGTTATATCTCAAATATTCTAATACCATACATACATTTCCATCATTATCAATATAAATTCCATATATTTCAACAGCATTTTTCTTTTTTCGAAGCATATTTAGAAAAACAATATCTCTAATCATATTGTCTTCTAAGAAGCCATCTAATTTACTTGTAAATTTCTTGATAATACATTTTCTACCATTTGTTTTTAAGTTTGCAATTATCGCAGTCCCATAACTTCCAGATCCAGCTTTTGCATTATCTTCAAAAATAAAATCTTCATCATAAAAAAGTTTAAAATCATCGTGATCTATTTTAATGTTATTATTGTTGCCAGGTAAAGGAATTAAAAGTATTTCTGCAATTTCATTTCTTAAGATGTCATCGCTTATTGAATTAATGTCTCCAGAAGAATAAAAAGCACCTTTTAACAATAAATTTACTATAAAATCTTTATTACCATAGTAACATGCATATCCAAATGGTGTATACCCATTGGTATCACATATGTTTAAATTAATACCATTCATGTTACTAAGATATTCAAAGTATTCATAATTTGATGTTATAATAGCTTCTGAAATTGCAGGTCTTTTTTTATTGTTTAGTTTATTTATTATATTACTTCTTTCTTTCAATAGAGTTTCTATCTTTTCCGTGAATCTTTTATATTCATCACCTGCAAATGCGCAGATATGAATAATGCTATTTCCAGATTTAGGACCGATATACTCAATGTCGGGAAAATCTCCCTTAAAAGCATTTAAATCTTCAGAGTCTAACTTTTGTAATGCGTTCGGACTGCTCATTTTTCTGATAAAAGCTTTTTATTTTCGTTTTATTTTGTATTTTTGAATCAACGTTGATAAAAATGAAAATAAATATTAATTTAACGATAAAAATGAGTGAATTAAATAAAACATTCGTAAATATAAGACTGCAAGACTTTTTGGGTCTTAAATATCAACTACCAAAAACAGTTCAAATAATCCCATATGCACATATTAGAAGCACAGATGAAATAGTCGCAATTTTAACACTAAATAACTTAGGAGTTTTAACTGACTTTGCATCATCTTCATTTGATAATAGTAATCCATATATTTACATACAAAAAAATATATACGAGAATTCTTTAGGTGTTATTGAATTAAGTAAAGAATATATCATTGAAAATGCTTCAATATCATTTGTTAAATCTCATGATGTTTCAACTAATTCTGATATTTTATTTAAACATATTCCCCCAGTTATTTTCATAAGACTTGACTTTGAAAGATCAGAAGATCTTGAAGAATTGTTAATAAGATTTTCCTTTTTATTTTCAAAAAGAATTGAAGGGATTGTAGATAATACAACACAGACTTATAACATTATTTTCATTAATCCAACTGATCTTTATTACACTTGTAGAGGAACTACAGCTAGAAGATTTGATCAATTATCGGGTAATACTTATGACTATGATGTAAAAGAAGATGGATTTCCTGCCGATCAAAGAATAACAACAATTTATAAATCTAAATCAATATATGGTGATATTCCATTTGGATCGAATGTTAATCAATTTGCAAACTGTTGTCCAGAGGTTAGTTTTTACAGACAAGTATCTTCTAGTTTGGCAAATTCACTTCTTAATTTTTTTGATGTCGAGCTTCCAATTCTTGAGTCAAAAGAAAAATATGGTGAAGTTGTAGTAAGCGGGACATAATTTAAAAATCATTATATAAAGAAAATTATTATTTTCTTTTTATAATTAAAATGAGTTCCGATAAAGATAAAAATATCGAAGAATCAGCAATTACAATCTTATCCCAAGCAATTGAAAATCAAAATGGAAAATCTATTGACAGTATGATAAAATTGATAACTTTTATAGCAATCATTTGTTCCAATGCTGCCACTTTAGAACATGTTGATTTTAAAAAATTACCTCTAGATGAACAGGTTAATATTGCAATTGACATAATTCCTCAAGTATACAGTAGTTTAAAATTTTCTGGATTGATACCGAAATCATTTCAAAAAGATGCTGATCTTTTGATTTCAAATATTCCAGCTTTAAAGCAACAGATGAACATTGCAATCTCTTTATATGATTTAACAACTCAAATTACAGGACTACCATTATTTAATGATGTAAATAAAGCCAGTATTACTGCAATAAAGAAGATTAAAATCCCTAAATTTAAATAGGCCTAAACCGATTATCACAAAATACTAAATTTAGTATTTAAAAGATTAAATTTTTGTCTTTTTCTTACAATTTTTAAACAAAAATTTCTCCAAAAAACATCGCCTATAGCTATGGGGAGACCCTATTTTTGACCCTCGAAGTAGTCGGTTCAACTGTACTCAGGATGCCTTGAAAAGATGCGTGGAGGGCTAAAAATAAAATTTTTGACCCCTTTTTTCTTTGATTTTTGTTCATTTTTTTGAAGAATTCTTCAAAAAAAACGAACAAAAAATTCCTCCGAAAAAACATCGCCTATAGCTATGGGGAGACCCTATTTTTGACCCCCGAAGTAGTCGGTTCAACTGTACTCAGGACGCCTTGAAAAGATGCGTGGAGGGCTAAAAATAAAATTTTTGACCCATTTTTAGCATTTTTTCAAAAAATTTTTGAGACCCACTTTATTCCTGTGTCTATTCCATTTTTAACAGTACTAATCACCTTTTTAGCACCATTATCTATACTATTCCATAATTGTTGACCTTCCTTTGCAAGATCGCTTCCTTCATATATGAGACCACTATTTGCTTCTTTTATAAATAGTTCAACTGTAGAACCTAACAAGTCTGCCCACTGAACTACATCGCTATCAAATTCTGAAAAAAGACTATTAAAAAACCCATCTATATCATTTGAAATACTGGTAAAAACATTAACTGTATCCTGATACATATCATCTAAAATCTCGCCTGTATTATTCTCCATATAGGATAATGCTTGTTTTGTAACACTATTCATTTGATTAAGTGCACTAGTAATAGAATCAACTTCACTGTTAATAACTTTATTAAATTCTTGTTTTATAGTGCTACATAGATTAGAATAATCATCGGCTATAGTATTTAAGGCTTTAGTGTAACTATTATAGATTCCGCTAAATGTCTCTTTTGAAAGATTTTCAACAGTTGTTATGGCCTTTTCAGTTGAATTTAACATTGAAATAAATACTTTTTCATAAAAATTTTCTAAACTTCCGCTAATTTTGACAGCATCATTTTTAAGTGAATCAAATAATATATTGTATTCAGATGCAATTGTTGTAAAAAGGTTATTAAATTCATCTTTAATGTCATCTATACATTCTTCACCTTCAGTTACAATAATGTCAAATCCACTTGTTGCTATGTTCACAACACCTTCAATACCAATATCAACACCATTTTTTATATCATTTAATGTACTATTAATCCCAGACATTACAATTGGAATATCTTTTTCAACATCAGTCATAATTTCATCAAATCCATCTACTAAATCTTGTTCTATTACTTGATACATTTGATCAAATTCATCAACCATATAATTTGTAAGATCATTAAGACCAAATCCTCCTTCTAAAATTATTTCTCCTACAGAAGATATAGCAAATATCCACAAAACTACAATTAAAAATAGTATTAGGGTTATTATAAAGCTAATTATAGTAACTTCCATTTTTTATAAAATATTAAATTTAATATTTTACTAATCTATTAATAAATCTTAATGTTAAATAAATCTTTTATTTTGTAAAGTTTTAAATGTTGCTTAAAATATATCGTCTATGCTTTTAATAACGTTAAGTGCAAAATCTTCAATAGTATTAATTACCTTTGTTGAATAACTGTCAATAGATTTTAAAGCCTCTTTAGTATCATTTGACATTGTTGATAGTACTTTGGTAGTGTTATTTCTCATACTACTTGTAATAGATTTAGTTAAATTTGTTATTTCAGATGATGTCTTACTACTAAAAGAATTAATGCTGGTAAGAGTCATATCTACGTCATTTTTTATCGTTTCAAATGTTTTATCACTAAAATTCACAACTGAAGAAATACCCTTTGTGGCATCACTTACAATAGTACCAAAAGCTTTTTGTGCAAAATCTACTACAGATGTACTTGCCTTTTCTGCGTCTAAAGCAATAGAACTACTAGTTTTATCTGCAAGACCCCATATACTTGCCGTAAATTTATCAAATCCATTTGTAATTGTACTAACTGTTTTATCTGCTAAATTAGTGATGTCACTAATCTCACCCTCTGCGTATTTTTTAATATAATCAATGTCTGAGTTTACTGTATTTTCTATTTTATCAAATGTTTCCTTACCCTTCTTCAAAAGAGAGTTAAAAGTATCATATGCGTCATCATAAAGACCAGTAAACTCTTTTTTAACATCATCTGCAAGTATTCCAAAACCTTCTTCAAATTCTTTAGATACATAATCCCATGCCTCTATTGAACCCTGTTCAATTTCAACAATTGCTTCATCTACTAAGTCATATATCTGATCAAATAAATAGTCTATCCATTTTGTAGACCAATCACTACTTGCTATTCCACTATTTAAACCTACCGATATTAAACCACATGTCATAATAAAAGGCAAAAGAACTATAAGAAGTATTATTAAAAGAATTACAGCAATAGCTTCCTGAAGCATATTTTGATATTAAAAAAAGTATATTAAAAAGAAATTACCATTTTTAACTTTTTTATTGTTTTATTTTACAGAATCTAACATATTTATTTTATTAAAAATTAAAATAAATATGTTAGATTTTATTACTTATATGGGTTATATACTCAGTACTATATAATATAAATGAAATATATTATCAAAGATTCTAATTTTAATATATATAATAATATTAACTTAGATATTTTATTACAAAAACTTTTTTATTTTATTTTTTAGAATATTATATCTTCTACTTCTATATCAAGATATAATATCATTAATAATGATATATATCTTATTTTTTAGAATATGTTTTTATATCATTCACCGGTAAGGTAAATAAAATAATTTGATAAGTTTTAAAATTTCAACATTTGAAAATAAGTAAAGTTTTATTATTTAAAATAAAAACAAATGCAGCTCTCTTCAACAATGCTATTTGGTCGTCATATAAAGGATTTTCCTGTTCTTCCGCATCAGGTATCTGCTATTGAGTGGATAAGGTTAATGGAATATTGGATAGGGTTTTATAATCTTTTTAAAGGTTGTATACTTGCAGATGATATGGGTTTTGGAAAAACTAGAGATTTATGTACTGTAATTGCAGCAAATATTGTTCCCTATACATTAGTAATGTGTCCACCTACAACAAGATATACATGGATAGAAGAACTTTTGCTTACAAACAACAAAGTAATAGTATTTACGATCGAAGAAGATAAATATGTTCACTGTAAATATACTACCAAACATGATGGTTCAACTGAAATTTCATATATAAATTTAAATAGTAAAAAAAGTCAATCAATTGTTGCTCCTTGTGTTGTTGTTTGTAATTACCAACTTATTGCGAATGGAACTAAAAATGATAAATTAATAACTGATCACATTTGGAATAGAATTATTGTTGATGAAGCTCACTTCTTAGGAAATGAAAATAATACATGGCGTAAATTAAATTCTCTCAAACAGCCAATGATAGTTACAGATGGAGTTCAACATCGATTAGGTTCCAGAATTTGTATTTCTGGAACTCCCATACAAATGGGAAATTCTGATCTTGTAAATATGTTTAGGTTTTGTGATGATAGATTTCTGCGTGGAAAAACTGAAAGAGATTGGGATCAAGAATTAAAATTCCTCGTTTCAACACGTTTATTTCGTAGAAATAAAAATCAGCTTACTCCTTTTATGAAAAACTTAATGAAATTTCCAAGCAAAGAGCCAATAATTCACAATATTGTAATTGAATTGGAAGATACTGATTTATCAAGATATCTTTCACAACTTACATACGAACAAATGGAAGTTGTTTGCAGACAAGATTATTTTGATAAAATGTCAAAAGGTCTGACAAGTCAATATATTATTGATATGATTCTTAAAGATGAAAAGGCATTTTTAATAGCCGTAATAACAGAAGCAAAAATGTTTAACGCGAACTCTACGTTTGGTGCTTTTGCAGAGTCTGCTCAATTTAGAGAACTTATGTCATATCCATATATTAAAATTCCTGTTTTTATTGAGAGAATGAGACCGGGTATAAATGAATATACAGGTAAAATGTCAAAAATTGAGGCGTTTAAAGAAATCTTGCTTAAGAACCAAAATGAATCATTTGTTATATTTCATCATTACACTAATATTGCAAATAAACTTGCAGAAATAATCTCAAAAACATTCGTCAATTATAATGTTCTAAAAATTAATGGTGATGTAACTTCACAATTAGAAAGATATGAGACAATAAAGTCTGCTAATAACTTAATTGATAGTAATCAACCTGTAGTTCTTTTGTCTTCAATCATGGCCACAGCAGAAGGAAATAATTATCAAAAATTTTCTAAAATGATATCATTAGATTTTGAGTACAATTTTAAAACTCAAGAACAAGCAAATGCAAGACTTCAAAGAATTGGACAATTAAAACAAGTTGAGATATACGAAATGTTTGTAAAAGGATTTCGTTGTTCATATGGAGATATATCAGTTGATAATGTTATAAAGGAAATTCGTGACAAAAGGGCAAATATATCAGATATTATTGATGGTTTTAATGCTGCATGGACTTTCAAAAGACCATATTTTATGAATTCAGATAATCAATTAGAATCTGGTATTATATTCAATACTCAATTTGAGGCTATTCCAAAAGGAACACCCAATGGACCAGATTCCTTTCCAAGCAATGGATTAAATTGGATATCTTAAAATAATCTTCTTTATAGATGAAATCTTAAAAAGATTTATTAAAATTAATATTAGAGATGTATAAAATAACAATTGTTATTTTAGTTTTTTACATTACTTATCTTTATCTTTCTTATTATATACTACTACATTTTAATAAAAATGTAAAAATGTAGTAGTATATAATAAGAGAAATCAATAACAACAATTGTTGTTATTTTTATCTTCAGATGAAGTATTTTATAAATTATAAAACTAAACAGAATAATTACAGGATATGTACATTTAAATTATAAAATTCAGCTTTTTGTAAAAAGCTATAAAGTTTTCTAATATTTTCATCTGTTACATCAGGAAACATATTTTTACAAGTGTCATACATTTCTTTTACCTGATACTTTGCTAATTGAATTTTTCTAACCGGTAAAATATCATCACCACCAAGTGTTTTAAAAGCATCACCTGATAGAATTGGTTCTACATTTGTGTTTTCTTTTGAGAAAATTACATCTTGGTTTCTTAAAACTTTTACAATCATGTTTGTTAAAAAGATATATGCATCTTCTGAGCTAAAGAATGTACTTTTAATATCGCTAAGATTAAAAGTCAATGTTTCTAAGAGGTCATAATGGTAAACTCCAGCTATATTAAATGTATAAGTGCGAGGTGCAATTGTTGAAGCTACACCTCTACGACCTGATCTTCCATTGGTTTGTTTATACTCACTAACACTTATATATGTTAGTGTAGGTCTAATTATACATACAGCCATAAGATTGAAATTAACACCCATTGTCATTCCATATTCTCCAAAAAGAACTGGAATTTGATTTTGAGACCCAATATTTTTAGATTTAACATTTATATATCTAAACATTTCTGTCTGAATTCCAATAGGAATATTTGAAGTAATAGGACCAACACCATATTTAAGCCCTTTTAATACGAATGGAATGATACCACTTGTATTTTCATTTGGATCCGCATCTTGACCGATAAGGATTTTATTGAGAGTTGTATCTTCACCTGTAGGAGATTTTAACGCAAAGAAATCATCTGTCGTAGTACCAAATTTATAATATGGATGAACATCTGAACTAAAAGGAAGGTAATTTCCACTAGAATTACTTTTTGCGATAGCACGATATTCATAAAGAAGTCCATAAAGTTCTGGTGAGTATATTGGATTTAATAGACGTAGTTGGGTTTTAGAATGAATATCATAGTAATTAATCAAAGCATCAAAATCATCATAGCAACTAGATCCAAAATTTGTATTGTGAATTATATCATGAATGTTTTCATCTAAAATATCCATCCAAGCTTTAATCTTTGCTGGTTCTAACATTTTAATTCCATGTGTATCCATAGCTGTATTGTACCTATCTTTTAGAAGATGCCATCTTATACATTCTGAATTTTTCTGATCAAGATAGTTAATAAAACTCTTATACATTTCAATTGTAGAAAGCTCACTCTCCCTATAGAAACAAATTGGTACGACATTATCCCTAATTGCATGTCTAATAATAGACTCAATTACTTGATTGTCAAGATTTTGTTCCACAATTTGATCATCTATACCAAACTTGCTAATGTTATATCCATCCATTTTAATGGGATATAATTCTTGTTTTTGCATAATAGGAATATGGGTGCTAATTTTTGTTCTATCAGAAAGTCCAATGTCTTCAAATCCATAGATGATCTCACTAACAAGTGGTATACTAGTTAAATATGAAATTTTTCTTTTGATATTATCAATGGATTCTCTTGAAAGAGTAGCTGAAATACCAATTACTTGAGACTCAGAATTATCTTCATAAGAAACTGACTGAATAATTCTTTCCATCGCTTTACATTCCATTTTCTTCTCATATTCTTTCTCTTGAATATATGTTGGTGACAATGTTTGAATTTCATCAATAACAAGAACTCTACATCTCTTTAATCCTGGTGTTCTTATCGCTTTTGTAACCTCAGATTCAATATTTGTTTTATTAAGAATAGTTCCTTCTTTAAAAGAAACAGGATATAAATATTTTTCTACTTCACATGCAGTTCCAACTAAAATTCTACATGTTGAAGGAACATCATTGATAGATTTTACAGATATTCCAAAAAGATGTGATTTATCAGTATAATGCACTAAAAGGTTAGAAAACTGTTGAATTGCAAGTTGACTTGTAGGTGCAATGTTAATTATAAAAGCAGTTGGATCATCTAAATATTTATTGATTTGGATTTTAGAACCAAGGATTGATACTTTAGTTTTACCACCAGATGTATCACCAACCAATATAAAGGAGTCACCATTTTTTGTCTTTTTTAAATATTCATCTTGCCACCAATCAAAAACAAATTCTGATTCTTCTTCACCATATGTAGAATCTAAAACTTTATTTAAATTATCTTTTGCTTTCTTTAGGAGATCTTTTGAATCATCACATTTGATAGAACTGTTAAGAAATGTCATTAAATCTTTTACGTGATTAATCTCAATTCTAACAGTTGATGATTCGAGTGGAATTCTTGTAATTGTTTTTATTTTTATTTTTTTACCCTTTGTTGGTTTTGAAATTCGAAGGGTGTCAAGTTCTTCATCTAGAAAATCAATCTCTGAAGCAGTTTTTGTAGCTTTACCTTTTGCTTTTGAAGATTCTACAAATTTCTCTTCCTCAATTTCAACTTCTTCATATGGTGTTTTGATTATACTCGATTCTCGAGAAACAGTTCCGCCAATATATTTTGAAATATCATTACCGATAAGTGTGTAGCTAAAACTTGTTTTCTCTTCAAAAACAGTACCTAATTTTTGAAAAGTTTCAATATACTCGGGATAGAATTTTTTAATATGGCTGAATACTTTTAAAATTTTTCTAACAAGTTCGGGTTCTTCAAGACATTTAATTAGGAAATTGTTAACATTTTCAGTTGAGTTAGTTCCAATATCCATATATTTTATAACCGTTTTTTCAAGACCAGTTCTTTCAACTATTTTAGTCTCAACTGTTTTAAACTCATTTTTGAGAATAAAAAGAGACATTAACATCATTTCTCTCTTTTTATTTGCATCACTTAATGTTTCATCTACAATTTTAGTACCCTCTCCAATGTATTTTATACAATATTCTCTAAAATCTGAGAATACACCTGATGAGAGACCTGAGAGAAATTCAGTATTAATGAATCCAACTGATGAGCTATTAAGTATTTTGTTTTTAGCTGACTCTGTAGATCCTTCATTAATTACAATTTTTGAAATATCACTTACTACTTGAATACTTGATGAGTTTAATAGTTTCTTCAAATTACGGAGATGGTTAACAACAGTTGTTCCAACAATTGATGGTGATGCTAATTTCTCTTCTGAAATTTTTGTTAATATTTCACTATAAGAGTTGTAAAGATCTTTTGATCCGACTCGTGTCAATCCTGAAATAAATAAGCTAATTTTATCAAATGCACTACTAATACTTCTTTCATAAGTACTTTTTCTCTGTTCCTTTAATTCAGGTGATAAGCTTAAGTATTCTTTATCAGAGTTTAAATCTACATAAAGCGGACATTTAACAACATTAAGCATTGTTGTTAACATGGTAATTCCATCAGGACTACTAAATGTTGTTACAGCTGTATTTTGATCACTAAAATTTAGATTGAACTCATCATACATTCTTTGAGATCCCATTGGGATTGAGACATTACCAGATTTATACTCGTAAATTGGTTTTACCGGTGTTCCCTTCTTAACAATTTTGATACCGTTTGATTTGGTGTTCATTTTTAATCCAAAAATAGAAGTGAAAAATTCATTTTTCACTTTTTTAAAGTTTTCACTTTAAAATTAAAAATTGTCGCCGTAATCTTGCTCATTATCCATAATTTCTAAACATGAATTATCGATGGTATTTTCATTTAATGTGTTATTATTTTTAATATAAGGATTAGCTAAATTTTTTAAGGACTCTTGACATGATGATATAGCGAGATAATTCAATTCCATTGACTGAAGATTTTCAGAACAATTAACTATTTCACTGATCACATTTAAAACAACCTTGGTGATATATTCTCTTTCTTCATAGGAACCTGAAGAATATAATTTAAAAGAACCTTTTTCTGAAATATTAAATGTATGCGCCTTAAATTTACCATTGCTACTATATACATGTAAACCATTTTTATCCAATATAGGTATTATAATCTTTAGTTGTGGATTTTTTATATTATGAAATGATGCGTTATATCCTCTGTTTATAAATCCAGTGCATATATGGGATAATACTAGATTTGTAAATCCTGTATTTCCTCCATTTACAGTTCCATATATTTCTACCCTATTTATTTTAATTACGTCTTGACCATGAAAAATAGAAAATGGACCTGGACATATTTGACAAATATCATATAGCTTTTTTTTAAATTCATTAAAAGTACATTCTTCTAATGTAAATCTTAACATCAAGTCAACTGCAGAATAATATGGCTCAATATAAGAATTGATATTTTTTAAACGTTCATTTAATATATCATCTCCATATTTAAGCATCTCGGTTCCATATTCGACTATATTAATGATAATATTAACTAATGCAAATCTATCATTTATAGATATCATGAAAAAAGGTTTCCACATCTGATCACATGTATTTATATAATTTGAAAGTCTTTCTGATACATCAGAGGCCATTTCAAGTGATGATGTTCCAGTTATATGAAATTTAGATTTTTTATCTTTAGATGATGAAATTCTAATATGAACATTTTTATAATGTGTTTGAAAGTCTGTTGCAAGTGAATTTCCAAAAGCACCAGATTGTTTACCTTTTGAGTTTTTAGTTCTCACACCTCGAGGTTTGTTATGTTTTAATATTTCATCTGATGGAACTAAAGAGATTATACAATCATTTATTCCAAAAAATGGAATAGGTTTTCCAGAATTAAAAATATAGTTTTTAATAGTTACAATTGGTAGCATTTTGTATAGGTTATCTAAGAAGAATCCGTTGTTAAATTCTACAGATGCTGTAAAGAGTGTTTGTTTGAAAGACATTTTTAATTTTTTATAAAAAAGACATTTTTTTTAATTTTAAAAAAGACTTTTTAGTACTGATTTTGTAAAAATTTTTAACATTAAAAATTTATTTTGAAGATTCTGATATTGCAGCATATGAACAGATTACACCTATTAATATTAGTAAAAAAACAAATAAAAGAACATATACAATAAAATTATTTGATTGAGATGTACTTTGGAGATTAAGGTATCCAGAAGTTATACCTTCAGCTTCTAATGAAGTTAATCCTCTGGAAATAATACTTTGTTTTTGTGTATTTGTACTTGAACTTGTAGATATATATGCATTGATACTATTAGGACTTATAATATATTGTAATCCATTCTCTTCACTATTAGCAATATTATTATTAGAATTAGGATCATATGGTGAGAATGAAAATGCTTCATTTTTAAATGAAGCGTATGTTATAATAAAAATAACAACTAATATTAAAATGCTAATACATGATATACCAATATAAAATCCTTTTTTATGCGATTTTTTTGATAATTCTTTTGTAGACATATTTTATTAATATGAAACATTAAAAAAGAATAAAATAGTTGAATAATAAGTAAGTATTCTTTTTAGAAATCTAATAGACATTTATAATACATTTTTTATCTACATATTCAGTAAAAAGAAAATACAAAGATTCAATATCTTTTTTAAGAGAAAGAATATCTTTAGGTAAGTACGTTATATCTTCTGTAACGTCATATTCAATTATTTTTGAATAATCACCTTCATAAAGATCTTTCAATCTTAAGAAGATATATTCAATATGATCAACAGACCAATATGAAGGATTATTATCATATAAAATAGTAATTCTAAAACCTATTATTTCAAATACTCTACGCCAATTTATTTCAGACCATGCATATTTTAAATATGCGTTTTCACCAAGATTTTTATTGTAATTTTCATCAATGGTTGAATGAAGTTTTAAATCAATTCCCATTTTTAATATAAAATTTCTATTGAATTCAATATTTATATTGATCGCAAAATTATTTCATATACACGTTAACCTTTTGTGATCATATAAAAAAGATTCAAAACGTCTGTGTAAAAACTTTTTATCTTTTTTATAAAATTTATAAGTCTTCTTTAAAATATGCACATGTTAAAAATCAATTCAAACGATAACAAAAAGAACAAAAAAATAATTCAAAAAATTTTTACTGAAGAAGAATTTGAAAAACTGTTAGATTCTTCCAAGAATTTTTCAAATGAACTAATCATAATAGGAACTGGTTCTTATGCTGATGTTTATTCATTTAAAGATAAATATGCAATTAAAAAAATAAAAAACAATATATGTCAAGGATTTGATTGTATAGCAGAAATACTAATATTAAGCAATTTAAGTAAATATCATAATAATATTATTAAAGGACGCGGTATTTTTCTATATGACAATTCTTTGTTTTTAGCTATGGATAAAGCTGAGATGAGTCTAGATCAATTTAAGTTTCAGAGTGATGAATCTAAAGATCACGTTGTGCAACAAATAGTCTCAGGTGTTGATTTTTTACATGAAAATAATTATTTACATTTAGATTTATCTAGAAAAAATATTTTAGTCTCATATGACACAAATAAAATAAAAATCTTTATTGCTGATTTTTCACTTTCTTGTAAAACAGAGACTTTAAGTACATATTCAAAAACAAGTAAAATTTCTCCATTTTATAGACCTTATGAAAATCTTAAAGGTTCTACAATATACACAAATTATTCAGACTTATGGTCTCTTGGTATTATTATTTATGAGATATATAATAATTTAAATATTGAAAATATAATATCAAATGTTACAGTAGACGGTGAATATAATCCTGAAATATCTATGATACTACATATTGAAAAATGTATTTCATGGGAATTATGGCCCTATAATTCTCTTCTACAAATTAATCCATCTTTAAGATTATATAGTGGCATTAAAAATAGAATTCCAGCAAAAATTAAAAGCAATGAGAAAATTTATCTAAATTTTTGTCAGAACTTTAAGAGATATATTAACAACATTTTTATATCAGGTGATTACAATAAAATTGATCCAAATATTAAAAATTGGAATAATGTTATTTATTATTTAATATATTGTTTATATGAATCACCTAATGTAGTTTTTAATATTATTAGAAATGACGGAGTTAGAAGTATGGATTATCTTCTCAAACATTTTATATCATTTTTAGATTTAAAAACTTTAAGTTATATATAATTTTTTATCTTGTCAATATTTGAAATTATAGTTTAATAATTTCAAATACTTATTAAATAAATTTTTAATAAATTATTATGTTTATGTTTTGTATTTATTAAACATTTATTTAATTTTTACTATTTGCTAAAAAGTTTGAATTCTTCATTTTTGTAATTTACTAAGTTGAAAAAGAAAAAACAAAAATTGAAAAATATTTGTTTTTTTTCTTTAAAAGTAAATATGTTTTCATTACAAGATCTCCTTAATAATTCAACTAACTATGACGCCTATATAATTAAAAATGGTGCTGATCCAAAAGACTTTAAAAATACAAAAGAGAAATTTATCTACCTTGTAAAAGTAGGACTCTCTGAGGATAAAATTTCAAAAGATGAAGTTCAACTTGCTTCATCTAAATATTTCAATGATTCAGTCTTCAGTTCATGTTCTTTATATGAAATTTGTTTGAAAGTATTCAATGGAACAATATCAGAAATAAAAGATTCAATTAAAACATTCAAATCGGGGGAAACTTCAGATGACGAGATTATATTCAAAATAGAATTTTTAGATCATTTAAATTTAAAATTTGCATTATACACTTCAAATAATCAAATTCCAAGCTACATGCAAAATTCAATAACTTCTTCACCAAGTGTCAGAAAGTGTGGAATTAAAAATCCATATAGAAGTCCAAATTCTTTAACATCAACACCCGCACGTAAGAAATCACAAACCAATATTAATTATCAAACTCCATTTTGTATTACAAGATCTCCATCTTATACTTCAAATATCAACTCTGTTGTAGATATTCGTGAAGAGTTAAAAGGATTTAGATTTCCAGAATTCGATGAAATTGGAGGTGATGAAAAAAAATTTTTATCAGAAGAAATGAAAACACTACGCCAAAAATCATTATCCGGGTCGGATGGATCTTAAGCATATAAAATATTTCGTTTTTAAAACAAAATAATCAATTGATTACTTTTTCTAATTAAAGATTTAATATTAAATGCCTTTATTTTTATTATTCCAAGGACCATATTTTTTATTTGGAGGAAATCTAATATTTTTGACTATTAAATCACTAAGTTCTTGATTTGATAATGATCTCTTTTTAAGAAGCTCATCTGCAAGAATCGGAATTAAATCTTTATATTTCTCGAGTATTAACTTACTAGCAATTTCAGCTTCAGTTAAAATTTTTGCTATTTGATCATCTATTTCGGTTAAATATTTTTGACTTTTATTTGGATATATCGGCATGTCAGCAAATCCAATTTCAATCATCTCATATGCTAAATTAAGAGCATCTTTAAGATCTTGAGATGGTCCTGCACTAGAATCCTCCGGATATATAATAGATTCAGCAACTCTACCACCAAAAAGAACTTTTAGATGATTAAAATAGTTTTCTTTTAAGCTAGTTTCTTCTGTGTCAGAATTTTTAAATCTAGCATGACCTGATGCTTTAGGTGAAGATTTATTAATTTTAACACTAATCAAATCCCGATAATTTTTGCAAAAATAAGCAACCAATGCGTGACCAATCTCATGGACTGCAGTTCTTTTTAATTCTTTGTCTGTTTTCTTTCTAGAATTTACTTGTTTTCCTACTAATAATCTATCCACAGATATCTCCAAATCATCTAAAGACATTTCTCTTCTTCCATTTCTTAAAGCATACAACATTGCATCATTGAGACAAGATTCAACCTGTGCACCTGAAAATGAATCAAATAGATCAAGAAGATCTTTTAATTTAACATCTTTAGTCATAGGTTTTCCTTTGCTATGAATTTTGATTATCTCAGCCATAGTTTCACGGTCTGGTAAAGGAACATGTATAATAGTATCCATTCTACCAGATCTTAGAACAGCTGGATCTATCACTTCAACTCTATTTGTTGCTCCAATTACGATAATCTGATTATTTTTCTTAAAACCGTCCATTTCAAAAAGAAACTTATTTAAATTCTGATCGTAAGAAGAACCTGCTTCGTCTGAACTTGATGATCTTGTTTTAGCAAAAGAGTCAATTTCATCAATAAATATAATACAAGGAGAATTACTACGAGCAGTGTCGAAAAGATTACCGATCAATTTTGGACCTTCACCAACATACTTTTGAGCAAAATCAGAACCAGAACAAAAAATAAAATTACATTCACATTCACCAGCTAATGCTTTAGCTAAAAGGGTTTTACCTGTTCCAGGTGAACCTGTTAACATAACTCCTCTTAAGGGTCTAACAGAAATACCCTCATAAATTTCTGGATTTTTCAAAAAGTCAACAACCTGTAGCAGTTCATCTTTTAAATCAAAGCAACCTCCAACATCTTTAAAAGTTTTATCTGAATCTCTTAAAACATCAAAAACTCCAAGTTTGTTATTATCTTCATCTTTTTTTCCTTCCGGACCATATCCTCTAAAACCAGGTGGAGGAGTGTATTTTAACCTTTGTTTATCATTTAATTTTTGTTTTTCTTCTCTTGTAAGAAATGCTGAATCATCAATAAATAAAGGTTCATTAATTTCCAGCTCAAGTCCAAATGCCGCTAAAGTTTTATTAAGAATTTCAAGTGGATCAGTTAAAATAGCGCGATCTCTAACTGTTTGATTTTTTGAATTTAGACGTTGTAATAAATTATTATAGAAATATTCACGTTCATCAAAGTCATCACTAAACATTTTTGTATTTATATTTAATTTGTTGATTGGCTTTTGAAACAAAAATGCCAAAGATATCGATATTGTCGCAAGTAAAAGTATTTGAAGAAGCATTTTAATTTAAATAAATTAAAAAATATCATTTTTAAATAAAATTTCCAAAAAGAATTAAGTAGTTTTAAATTTTGTAATCTTCTCGCTTGGCTTTTCTTTCTTTCAATTTTAAAAATATTGAAAAGTTTTTTAACAAACATTATGTCTTCTATTCTAAAAATATTAATTTCAGTAGTAGTTATTACTCTACTATAAATATACACATCTCAATAATTGTAAATTATTTGAATCTAAATAATTCTTTCTATACATGTTCGTAATTCGACATGTGTAAATTTTTTAGTTAATTAAAGTTTGGATTTTCTGACATTTTAATTACAGTTGTAATTTTAAAATTTCCACAAAAGATTATAAACTTAAAGTCATAATATCACCCAGATCACCATAAACACAATTATTATCTTCCAAAATTTTTGTAACCTTTATGTTTTTAAATTCCCATACACTAATACGAATACCTTTATAAGGTAATGTTTGTGGTTTTACATGATTATTCTTTATCAAGTATTTAAGACGTCTTATCACAGTTATTAAATCAAAACCATATATTCCTAGACAATCAATCATTCTACTCAATCTAAGAGAATTATGAGTATTTAAAATTATGGAATTATTTTTGTCTTCATCGAAAATACACCAATATGTTATCATCTTTTTTGCAAACTTTAATAGGGTTTTATAAACATTTGGATCATCTCTTAAATTTCTTAAATCTTGAAAAGTGAGTACAGGTGCATTGATATTAAATTTACTAGGAGTTATTGTTGGAAACATCCACTGAATAAAATCATGAGAACTTTCAAGCATAATATTATTATATTCAAAAATTGTATCTTTATTTCGATCAGAATTTATACCCATAACTATAAAGTCTATACTTTCACCGTCACAAAATCTGTGAAATTTTACGCCAGAATTTGAAAGAGATGACCTTATTGTTAGAGAAAATGTTTTTTCTTGATCTATATTTTTAATGAGAGATAAAAACTCATCATAAATTTGAATTTTTTCTAAAGTATTATCATCTATTTTATATTCTAAACTATCATATCCTGTTTTTATGAATGAATCAACAGCGTCAGTACCAAATTCTAAATCATCATAATCAGAAATTTTCGTTTCAATATTATCTTTTTCTTTTTTTTTGTATCTTCCATCTTTTTAAGTCAAAAAGATGGAAAAATTCATTTTTAAACCTTCTATAAAAACATATATTAAATTGTGGTTTATTAATCTTCTAACATTTTAAGTATTATTTTTAACGCTGAAAGAAAAAAATAATTCTTAATTAACGAGTAATCATATTACTCGTTATTATTTTATTTAAAATAACTATTTATTTGTTTAAGATGTAAATGCGTAAAAATTCACTTAAATTGCTACTCGTTCAAAGATTTATGTAAATTTACAATAACTTTAATTGTATAAAAAAGATTTTATATTTTTTCTTAAAAACTTATTTTATTTAAAATGGAGCATATACATATCGTACTCGATTTAGATGCTACATTAGTACATTCTATAGGTCAGGACTCTACATCGATCGAAGTTTTAAAAACAGATCCACAGTATAGTTTTCTCTCAGATAGATCTAAGATAATTAATGTAGTTGATATACTAGATAACTCAAAAAAAGGAAAGGGTATTGTTACATCATTTGTAGTTATACTAAGACCATATCTTAAAGAATTTCTTAATTTTTTACTTGATAATGTTGGTAAAATAACAATATATTCAGCTGGACAAAAACGTTATGTTAGATCTATAGAGTCTCAAATCTTTGATGTTAACAATGAAATATATAATAAAAAGTTAGTAAATGTTTTAACATTTGCAGATTGCGAACCGTTGGATAATTACTTAGTAAAAGATTTAGAAAAAAAAGGATTTCCTATGGAAACTACATTGATAATTGATGACAACAAGTCAACTTTTAGTAAAAATCCTGATAATGCTATTTATATAAGTGCTTATACACCAAATTTATCAAAAGAACAAGTTATGTATGATGATAAAACTCTTCTAAATATTATGGATTGGATGAAAGAAAATTTACCAGGATGTAAAGATGTCCGTTTATTAAAAAAGGACAACGCCTGTAAGAAAATTCAAAATTAGTACTGTTAAAAATTAAGCATAAATCTTGCATACAAATTGATTAAAAATAGTTAAATTAAAAGATATTAAAATAATGTCATTTTTGATACAAGGTGGAGATAAAATATTTCAATCTATACAACCTGTTAATGTTGCTATTGATAGATTTCATTACATAGATGCAATCTTTAATTTATGTTTAGGTGGAGACTCAAATATAAATTCACCAATAATAAAAGTTGGATTTATAAATAGTGGACTTAACGTATTGGATCGAATGTTTGTTTGTGAAGAAACACAGTCAATGTTAATTTTTGTGAAAAATGTAACGTTAAAAACAAAACCAAGTGAGTTTATTAGAACAGCATACATTGTAGTTCGTTCAGCTGTAAGTTACTTTCACTTTTCAACAGGTTATATTTTCAGTGACCTTTTTGATTATTGTTTAATAGAAAGAGAAGATGCATTGGCTAATTTGATATTTTTTTATAACAACACTGCATACGATGACATACTAAAAATATCTTCTATTGATCCTGATTATAAAATTAAAACAAGGGTTTTCTTAAAATATAACAACTATGAAATTGGGAATAATCTATTTATTTATTCTTACGTTTTTAGATCTTCTATTCAGTATAAAATTGGTTACTATTTAGAAGAAAGAAATTGGAAATATTTTCATCCAATGATAGCCATTGCTAGAAACTTTGGAGAGCTACCAAATAGTATGCAATTTTTACAGGCTTTGTTAAGTAATATAAGATATACATCAAATCTAATTAGCATTCAGTTAAATTCTATCGCAGATAATGATGATAAAAAAGGCAGAAAAAAAAGATATACAGGAATGTCTTTATTAGATAAAGTAAACCAATCAACAACAGTACAAGAGAAGAAAATTTCAATTGGTTGGTTTTTAGCTGAGATTATGTATAGATTTTTTTACGCAGATTAGGAAATGACGAATAAATTTATATTAAACTGATTTTTATGTTGTATTATTCTGCAATTGCAGAATAATTTTGAGTTTTTAAAAAATTTTGATTAATGATTTTATACTAAAATTTTTATTATTAAAATGAACGCTGGAAGCATTGTTAACTCAGATAAAATATTCGAGCAAATGGCTATGTCATGCCTTGAAACAAAAAGATGGTTAGTTGGTAAGTATTCAACAGGTGATACTTACGAAACAGATTTTACACAGTCAATATATAGATATAGTGGTAAACCTATATGCCACACTAAATTTAATTTTACAGTTGAAGGAACCAAATGTTTTTGGTGTAATACATTTTCTTTTTTATTTGATGATGGAGAAATTATTCCTGATTCTAAAATAGTAATAGAGTCAGGTATGTTTAAAGGTAAGATAATTGTGATAAAAAGATATCCAAAATGTGAGGGTATATTTGGAAAATATAAACCGGAAAAAACTTTTTTTACTTCTAATTTACTCTCTGTAAATGAACTCATGAATAGACAAAGAATGATAAATCAATCTTGTGATTCATCTCATAAGTTAGCAATTTCATCTCTTATCAATTCTAGTGTAGATTTACCATTTAAAAGTCCAATTTTTGGAGGATGGATTTGTGATCACACCTATACAGTTCAAATAATGTCTGAAAATAAATTAATGGATACTGTATTTATAGATAAAACTATGAGAAATACTTTTATACAATTTTTCATTCTATCTGGTACTAATTATATTAGTCACGGTTCACCTTCTTATAAATCATTATCTATACTTAATGAAAAATCAAATTACAAACTTGGAAATAAAAAAATAGATATGGATACAACTTTATTTATTGAGCCTGAAAATTATTCATCTTTTGCTTTGGAATATAATAATAGGAGATTGTATTTTGTAGGAAAAGATTGCGAAAATAACATTAATGAACCTAATTTTAACATTCAAAAAATTTTATCTCAATGTTCAAAGATTTCTAATAGACTTACACAAAATCCTTGTATGAAATCATATCTTAATATGACTGTACAAACAATTACACCAACACATGAAATTATGAATTACATAAGAAAAACAGGAATTAATGTATTTCCGTCGTTTTATCTTTTTATTTATTCCACTATATTTCTTTTAAATAGCAGTTTTAATAAAATCTTTACTGAAAGTAATCTATATCCCCAATTCTCAAAGATTTTTCTTGATGATGATTTAAGAAAATATATGGAAGTAATTAATGAAAACTTAAATAAAGAACTAGACTCAGATCAGATTATTGATCTTTTAATACAATCAGATATTAGAATTAGATTGGATGCTTTGCAATTATTGGGAGGTAATATTGCACCTCTATATTAAACTATATTTATCTATAAAGTGTTGATTCATTAGGTAGAATTTTTATAAGATCATTTAATAATGGAGATGGTGGAGTTTTAAGTTCATCTCCAACTTTCCAAAAAAATAAGTTTTCTATAACTGAACCTTCGGTAACCCTCCAATTATCAATACAAGAATATAAAGACTCCCTCAGATTTTTATCAACGATCTCAGATATATTAATAATATAAAATCTATTGTATAAGTTTTTAGGTACACTCACAATTATATCCCTGTATCTTTTTTTACAAGATTCAAAACCTGATAACAAAATACTAACAGTAGCATTTACTTTATGTCCAAAGTAATTATATGGTACTTCTTCACAGAATTCTCGAATACCAGTTTGAAGAGGTGTACTATCATTCATTTCAACTTTACCACCTGGTAAATGGCTATTTAATGTTTTAACAGAAGTATTTGGAAAACCTTTTCTATATTCATCACAAAAAAGATACCCTCTAATCGGATCATATAGAATAATACTAACACTTCTAATTATTCCTCCATTCTCCAATACAAAAGAAGAATTTTTATTTATTTGTTCACTTGACATTTTATTTATTTGTATAGCTATTTTTTCATTTTATTTAGAGAATCATAAAAATAAAAGGTATTTATCTACACAGATAAATAAATGAAAAAAAGTAGTAAAATATCAATAAAAATGTCGTCATCTAAAAACGCAAAACTTTTCTTTGAAATAGTACAGATAATGGGACTTAGAGGTTATAATATTCTTCCCTTTAATTTTCTTATAGATATAGAAATGCAAAATCAATACCACCAGGAACGTGGTGAAGAAGATAAAATAGTCAAAATTACAGATCCTATGTTGTATCAGTGGATAGCGAAATATAGATTTGATAATTATGGAATTCAAACAGAGTTATTTCAAGGTGAACGAATGCAATTTTCTATGGTATTTGATCATTCATATAATGGTATGAGAACACTTGTATGTATTGGTAATGAAGTTGACGAATCAACTGCTAAATCAGAAACAAAAGAAATGATTGAAAAATTAAAAACAATTACTCTTCTAAAAACTGAAGGTAGATCATGTAATCCGCATGATTTTAGCAATAAGGTTTCCGGAATTTTTGTTTTATCTAGCGGTGTTTCTCCTTTTGCAAAGTCTTTCTTTGATGAAATGACCCTTATAGAATTAATTAAAGATGATGACATTTTGCACAGATCTTATGACAACTGTTTTCAATCATTTGTCTATCAAATACCACAAACTGATAAGAATCGCATTTTATCAGAGGTTGGTCTTAGTTCTAGTTCTATTCCATCAACATCTGTAAGTCAGGATGTTTATTGTAAAATTTTAGGTATAAAACCTGAAACTATGCTTAAATATGTAAGAGAAAGGATTTCATCTGAAGAAACAACTAATTCAGTCTTTCTTCGTAATGTTAGACCATAAATATTAGCTATATTTTTGAAATATTTATATTCTTATTTGAATATAATTGTAAGTACCCTATTTTTTGAAAAAATGTTAAAAAAGGGGTCAAAAATTTTATTTTTAGGCATCCGCGTATGTTTTCAAGGCGTCCTGAGAACAGTTGAACAGACTACTTCGGGGTTCAAAAATAGGGTCTCCCCATAGCTA